GGTTAATCATGGAGATGATGATGTACCTTTACCAGAATTAACTTATTGTATGAGTACTAAATGGGCACCTATTACAAATCCAATTGGTCTTATGCACTATATCAAAGAAGAAGTTATGTCTAGGGACCCTTCATCTCAATTATTTATTCAATCACAATCTACTTGTTGGTCAGCAGTTTGTAATGGCGATAAACGATTAGGTGAACGTACACATTTATTAACTACTGATCTTATAGATGTTGAATGTCCATTACCAGATAAAGTGACTGTATGTTCTGTTACTAATAATATTTTTGATTCTACTGATATTGATTTAAAAGGTCAAAAAGTCAATCAATATTGTGGTAATGATCCAGGAACTGATGACCCGCCACCTGGAGGTGGGGGCGGGGGAGGTAATATTATTGATGATGCTTTGGCTTATATAAAACCATTTACAGATTGGGTAATGGAAAGTCCATTAAATATGACAATAGTAGGAATGGGTGTCGTTGGTATTTTGATTTTAGTATCTACACTTTTTAGTTCAGCTCCCTCATTTGATGATGATCATGATGATGATAATAATTTCAGAGATAACAATAATAATAATAACAATGACTATTACTATTACCGTTATCGGCAAGATTTAAAGAGAGAGAAAATACGCGAGACAAAAGAAAAAAAACGTATTACCAGTAAAAAAAAATCGTCCAAGAAGAAGAAGAAGAAAGTAGAAAAGAAATAAATTGACTTTTATTTACTTGTTTGTATGTATGTAGAATCGCTATACATTTATATATTATAATATAATACAATTCATACATCGAAGTATTTTATCCAAGAGTTCTATAGCTCTCGGATGATAGAGAGACAGGCTTATATAATGTAGGTCCTGGGTTCAATCCCTTTATTTAAAATGTAAGCGCCCTGGATAATTTATTTTTGTTGATATGTGTGATAAAACATCCATCATCTATAATAAACATACATACATATATGAGTATTTTCCATATGATGGCTCCTGTAGCTCAGCTGGTAGAGCGACAGGCTTATGTCCTGCAGGTCGTGGGTTCAATCCCCACCAGGAGCATTACTGACGAGGATAAGAATTATTTTTTAAAAAAAAAAATCAAACAAAAAAACAAAACAAAACAAAAACAAAACACATCATACAAATACAAAAATAAAGCAACTTGGTAAGATTAATAAGATTATAAGATTATTCAAAATTGCCACTACTATTACTTTACCACAAAATATATGTTACATTCGTTCTATACTGTTGTTGCCCATATAATTAATTTTTTATTACAATAATTTTATTATTTATGACTTGACGTATATTGTAATAAACAACAAAAAACACTGTATGCTCATCTCAAATCAAACGGGGGCAACTCTCTGCTATCTTTACGATCATCTTTATTTTGATAAATGTTAAGATCCATGGTGCTCGCAAAAGAGGCTGGTATTGTGTTGTTTACATGCGGTTGAATTTGTTGAGCAAGTGAACTTTTACTTCCAACTTCGTATCTTTGCAAAAACTTGTGCAAAGCATTTATAACACCTTGATTCCGCTCTTTTTCGTCGCGACTATCTATTTCCAATCTGGTTTCGATAACGTTTTCGTAAAGCATAGGAAAGGGAGGAGAAGAAGATGATGAAGAAGAAGAAGAAGAAGAAGAAATGTGTATCGCGGTCATATTATCTCTTGAGCCTTGCGAAATTGAATTCTGTAAAAGAGAGGGGATATCATTATTTTTATAGTCAACCATAAAAGATATGACATCACCAACAGACATTTTTTCCGTGATTCCGTCACTAACAATCAAAATATCTTCGTATTGAGGATCCCATTTGGCTTTTTGAATATCCGGAACTGAAATAACGGGTTGTTGGCGAACAGAAAACAGAGGAATTTTTTTATGCTTCCAATCACCAATTGCTCTTGACATGGCAAGATTTCCGCTAACGCGTCCTCGAATGACTTTTTCTCCACTGTTTGTAATTCTCTGGAATTCGCCAGGCAAATCAGGTTTGTGATCCAGTGTTTGTGAAATTATATTTTTTGTTCTCTTGTCGTATATGACACAGCAACTATCTCCCACGTTTATAACTGTGACATCAAACAAATTACTTTTATTTTGCGCTTTTCGAATTAATATTGCGCAAAGTGTTGATCCACATTCCATTGTTTTATCGGGGTGTTTTTTATGGAAATCCGCATCCATTTGAATGATTGCCTTTTCGAGTTCATAATGATCAACCATTGGATTTTTACATTCCGAAATAACACGTGGCAATTCAGTCTGCAACATTAATGATACATGGTCACCTCCGTGTCCGTCAAAGACAGCATACATGGATATATCTTTGTGACCCTGTATAACAGGGCAAATACTGTGATAATCTTCCATATATGTTCTCCATCCTTGCATTTCAGCGCATGATATAGATAAACCTTGAGAAGTATCACACCGACGAACAAATTTACTTCGAATAGGTTTAGGTAATATGGATCCCATAACTGCCTGATTGTTTGTTTGTTTATTGTTTATGGAAAATATAAATCGCAGTTGATGGTTGATGTTGTTGTACTATCTTGTGAAAAAGAAAAAATAAGAATTTATTTTTATTTTTGTTTAAAAAGAAAATTCATTTAGATTTACATTAAAGACGTTTACAATGAAACGCCTATCTCACACCTAAGACACCTATCTCACGTCCAAGACACCTAAGTCAATCCAAAAACAATTTTAAATTACAAGTAATTGATTATTTCGATGATTTTGACCCCTCCTCTTTCGTATCCTTATTTTCTTTTGCGGTTGTTGATCTTGATTTTGTTGTGCCTTTTTTGGACAACTGCTTAATTTTATCAGTCCAAACAAATATCGCCTACATTGAAAATTATCTTGCATATTCAAAGCTTCTCTAACAACTTCGCGTGAAAATTGATAAGTAAATGGATTTTTACGACGAATCAATATAGGAATCATAATATGCGTCAATAAAATATAATTTTCCAATGTTTCAATATCTTGAATATCATTGTTTGCATTAAACAATGACGGAGTTCGAATGACGACAGATTGATCATCAGAAATTTTATTACCAAAAACATAAACTTGACTATTTTTTTCATCTGGGAATATAATTGTAGGGAATTGTAAAAATCCTTGGACACAAATGCTAGTTTGGAATTGAAAATGAACAAGATAGTCAACAGGAACTTGAAAGGCATCGAAAGGAATTAGCCACATGTATAGTAATGGTAAAACATGATAACATGTATTTACTATAAAATTAAGGTCAAATTTGGTTACGATAAATATATAGTGAAATTGTGATGCTGCCATTTGAATCAAGTTATTGATTTTAAAATCCAAATTTTGAAGCATAAGTGTTGTTGTAGCGTCCAAAGTTCCAGACAATACTTGTTTACAAATATTTTCAGGAATGAGGCCATCCTCAAACTCTAGCACTAGAAAACGCATATCTTTAAGATTTAAAATTTTCGTTTTCAAATTGACAAGTTTTATTTCAAAGAATAATGAAAGTTATGTTTTGTATCTTGTTTTTTTTTCTGCAGATTCTAAAGTGTGCAGAAATTTCAATAATTATCGATGTTGACATTGACCCTTTTTATCTCGAATATACACACATCAACCAAATGAAACACGTATGATAATATCGCATTGATTGCGTTGATTTTATTTAAGCTACTTTTTTATAATCAACATTTTGCGCCAGCCACAAAGCAGAGAAAAATATAAATAAACTCTTTTATAATTTGATTTATACAAAAATATTGTTTACTATTTAAGTATATATGTGCATCTTTTCAATGCAGAAACAATAATGACAATAACAAAAACATGTATAACTTTCCATCACTGAAAAGTGTAAACGTATTCCCGTGCTCTACGTTTGAATTGATAAGACTTTGCTCTTTTGATGATTTTGATTTTACTTTTTCATCAATTTTCCAAGCTTCCAAAAAAATATCATCATTGTCTTCAAAGTTATCTTCATCATTTTTGACAACAATTACCCATTTGACAGTGTACTGTTTACTGATACATTTTAGAACACGCTTTACTAACCTGTGACGCAATAGCTTGACACCCTCGCATTCTTTTATTTTTTGCCATGTCAGCCCAGACAATTTTCCTACACTTAAAACACGAAAACGTCCATTTCGAAGTTGCTTCTTCTTTTTTAGAAGATCTAAGGAGACAAGAAGACGGGCCAAATTGAGATTCCATTGTCCTGAAATAATAACTAGGTTGTGAATAGCAACGTACAGACCAGTATTTTTACGAATAGATTTCAACAGACGAAAAAATTCTGTTTCCGTTCCAAGAACATTTACCTTACTTTTAAGATGTTCCAATGAAATGTAAAGTTTCTTCCGCCAAGCTGACATACCAGCAGTTGCACGCTCAATGTATCCATCATATTCGCGAAAAGGATACACTTGCAACCCAGGGAGAAGATATCCAACACATTCTTGGGTTTTTTGTATAGCATCGGCAAGGTAGACTCCCATTGTTTTTTGTTTTAATTTTGTTTATTAGTGGACGGATGATGTATAACTGTGCAGAACAAATCGGTTCAAAGAGTAAATGAATCAATGAATTTTTTGTGCAAGTAAAAAGTGAAAAAGTATAATGATAGAAATTTCAATTTTTATAAACGTTAAACGTCTTTCTACAAGCAGACGCCTATATGCAAACAGGCATCCACATCCATGCCGCTTCCAAAAATAATTATCAATAGTTTACAGATAAGGGGACACGATAATTGATAATTGTCTCAAAATGAATAAATATGTTTTTGTATGTTTATGGTTATTTTATCAAAAATTGAGGGCAAAAAAGACAAATGTGCAATATTAGTTTTTTATATTGTTAATTAAATAGGAGTCAAATTCTTGCGAACTTCCATCAATGCTTTTCCCAAACGATTTTCTCCCCTGGTTTTGGTAATATCTTCTCCCTTTTTGATAAAAGTTTTAGCATCCATACCAATTCCATAAATTTTATCCCTGGGCGAACATTCGACCAATTGTTTTGTTCCGGTAGCAAGTAGGGCATCGGCATAGTCTTTATTTTGACTGAACTTGTGCATCAATATGTCAACCATGATATTATATTTAGCTTCATCCCAAGACGCTTGATCAAAATTCTTGACAGTTCGTCCAAGGGCCATTTGATCTTTGGGATCTTCTGCTTCCAGAATTTTTTCGGCAGTTTCGTCGTCATTGAAAAATTTAGCCTTACTCCACATGTGAGCTTGCTCAGAGCAGTTGAATTTTTTTTCCTGCATAGTAAAGGGACAAATTGTCCAGTTTCCACCCAAACAGGGAGGTTGCCAAAACAACAGAGATTTTTCTGTTTCAACTTGACGACGAGAATCACTTGGGTTCGTGAATGATTCGACACTTTGCTTGGTTTGGAAAAAATTGGACATTGCGGTTTGTTGTTGTTGAAGAAAGAAGGTATGGGATACCGGACACGGGAGGTTTTTGATTCGATATTCGACAATTGTAAAATGTGAAAAATTGAAAATCTTTTTATATTGTATTTTAAATAGATTTGACAAAATGAAAAGAAAATTCAAAAGTTTGAGAATTTGAGACTACATTACAATGTTACAATGTTACGCTGACGCTGTTGGTCTGTTTCTGTTTCTCTCTTTTCTTAATAGTATCCTTACTCAACTCCAAAAGTTTTTTGCCAAATCCTTTACTGCTTTCTTCCCACGTCCACACGCAACAGCTTTTTGATTTTTTAATCATCACAATGTTATATTCTTTTTGTGACTGGGTTTCAAAGTATATCCATTCAGGAGAGTTGAACATCGTATCAACATATGTATTTAAAGGGCTACCGTCATAGAGATAATCTAATACATAATTTAAATTTCCTTTCTTGGCTTCACATTTAATTATTTTTTTGAGCCATTCCATCCAAAGTTTGATTTTCTTGTCATCTGAAAATGACTTATTAATATACTTTTGTGACTCGACTGCATCTGTCTTACATGAATTGGGCTGTTTAGAATTATGTGCACCCATCTAGTTTTTAGTTGTTTAATCTTTGTTTGAATATACAATCAATAATGGTTAGAATAAAAAAAAAATGCTTATAACAATTGCCTAAATAAAGAGAAAATTCAAAGAAAAAATTAGTTCAATAATCTTTGATCTTCTTCTTCTTCTTCTTCTTTCATACACAATTAAAGTCACACAGATAGACACACGTTAATTTTAATTTATCAAATCAAATAAAACAAAAACAAAATATGTCATCCGTTGTCACCCCTATTGCAGCAGATGCAGTTGATTATGCACGTGGTCTAATAGCGAAACTTTATGTGGTTAGGGGCGACAAGACCAGTCTCCGCCAGGCAGCTTATGATTGCGGAGTCAAGGCCAAGGAGGATTCTTGGTATCGAGAAAATGCATATTATTCAAATCAGTTTACCTATATTGTTGTCGTAAATGATGGAAATGGCGATCTCGCCGCTTTGTTAGGCGTAACCAAAGATGACGATGGCGACCTTGGTATGGAGTTTGAATCGTTTATAGAATGGTCAAGCGTAGAAGAAATTACTCATTTTGTAAAAACAACATTGACTATCGATATCGATCCAGCTCTGTTTGCTTCCGCCATTGCCGTTCTTCCTCGTGGCGTAGGTAAAATCACAATAGAGCGCGACTTGTTCGACAAACTCAACTCGGAGCAATGGAAAACGCTTTGTTCCTCTGTCGATGACGATTGGGGTCGTCCGACAATCACGCCTTAATCTTTAATCACATCGTTCATTCCAATCAAAATTACATCACTGTCATCATCCCGTCACAACTCAATAACCCAAACGAATCAACAAGTCATCTAAATCAATAAAAAAAATTTAAAAAAAATAATTTTGTTCATTGTTTTATCGAGAAAATACAAAACATCCGATTAATTTTATTACTTATTTACCCCAGGACAATGCGACACATTTATTTTCAATTACAATTGTTTTAAATCCCTTGATTGTTTGATACTGTTCAACCAAGTCTCCAATAATTTCATTTCTGGACTATATATATTTGTGTATTTAGACTTGCACAATCCCATTTTTTTTGTTTTTTTTCTTTTCTTTTTTTTATATTGTAATAAAGCGCAAATGTAACAAGAATGTATTTTTTTATTTCATTACCAATGACTTTGCTGGGTGAAAGATGAAATATATTCTTTAAAAAAAACAAAAACAAAGCAAGCAGTGCAGCAGTAACCAACAATGTTTTGTACAAATTCAATTCGGATAATATCATTTAAAAATTGATGTGTGTTTTTGTATGCGATTGCGATTGGATCTGATGAGACGATATTATGTACAGAGGATGGAAATGCACGAAAAAATGAAAAAGATTTGAAGAGAAAGGGAAAGATTGCGAGAAGGAAAGATTGCGAGAAGGAAATTAAGATAAAGCTTTTTTTTGTTTGTTTATTAGGCCTTGCAGTCGATGATTTTTTCCGCCTCCGCTCTTTGAATTTCGGAAAGCGTGTCCAACCCAGACAAGCCTTGAGCGCGGAGAAAAAAGGGACCGACTGACTGCGAAAAGCAACGCAGATGGAAGAACTTGAATGTACGACTGGACGTCTGCTCCTTGAGTCGCAATTGATTATAACCTATCGTTTCGTCACACTTGCGACACTTGCTGCGAACGCAGGGAGATGAATCGACAGAGTATGATCGCGATCCCAGTACTCGCGCAGCAGGAGCGGCAACCACGTCGGAAGGGGCGGGCACGAGAGCGGGGGCGGCGGCGGCCGCGACCTCGGCAAATTCTGCCATCATGGCTGTAGCCTGATCGAGGGGAGAGTTTCCTTGCGCGTGGACGTCGGGCACAACGCGATCAGCGTGATCAACACTTTCGCGCGCCTGGGCCTTGAGTTTTTCCGCATCCTGCATGGCCTTCGCGTCGACTCGGGCGATACGCGCAGCTCGTTCGAGTTTCTCTTGGTCGGTGCATTCGCTCTGTACCGCTTTCTTGATGGCGTCGTCGACAAACCTCATCTGCTCGGGCACTCCATCCTGCTTGGATTGGCACACTGGACAGGTCTGAAGTATCAAAAAGTGGGGAAATGACATGGCAATAAAGAGATATAAAAAAAGCGATGAGAAAAAAACGTTTCATTCTGTTTTGTAAGACCAAGAAAATTGCTCGCTCGCACTGAGCAACTGACCTTTTTGTGTTCGAGCCATTCTCCAAGGCATCCGCCGCAGAAGGCATGTCCGCAATTGAGCACGACGAACTTGTAGATGATATCAGAGCAAATCCCACACGCGAACTGTTTGAAAACGTCTGGGATCTTGCTCTGCTTCTCGACGGTGATGGCGGGGCCTCCAGTCTCCTGCGACCCAGTCAAACGCGGGCGCTTGGCGTTGTTGTTGTTGTTGCTGTCGCCATTGATATCCTCCGTGGTGGATTGTGCGTCCTCGTGATTTTTTTCCTGGACCCGCGCTCTCTTGGGTGTAGATTTCCGAAGAGGGGGAGGAGCGGACGACGACAATGAAGAAGAAGAAGAGGGATTGTTGTCGATCGCAGCCCCAGTGGGCGCAGGAGTAGGAGGGGCAGCAGAAGCAGAAGCAGAGGGTGCAGGAGCAGAAGGAGCAGGACCGCTGTTGGTTACGTTCGCCTTGTGCTCGAAAACGTACTCTATGTGCACGTCTTGGATAGAGAGAAAGGCGGAGGGCATGGATACCGTCACGGAAGGAAAGGTTCCGATCGCGCCAGACCCACCTGCCGCGATGCTCGCCAGTCGGTTGTTCTGCACGTGCGCCAACTTCGCCGCCACGATGTAGTTTTTGGCGAGCAGAGTTCGGGGCGCAAATCGAAGCCTCGCTCCTTCGCGCAACTGAGTCCATTGCTTGCGTGCAATTTTGATACCGTTCAAATAGGTTCCATTCGGCGAACCCAGGTCCATAATGTAATATCGACACTGCGCCTGCACCTTCACCGCAGACGATTTCTTCACATCGACGAGAGGACCGGAAGAAGGTGTGGAGGAAGATGAAGCCGCTGCGGCAGCAGCAGAATCGACGACCACCCGAGACCCCTGAGACTCAGAAGGCGTAGAAGACGCGATGGAATCGGTGGCGGCGGCACCGGCGTCTGCAGCAGCAGCAGCGACAGAATCGAGGGAGGCGGTGGGCGAGGGGGTGGGTGCGGCGACAGCCCCGGGATTGACCACTATCGCAGACGAAACGTTCACAGGCACCAAAACTCGATCACATCGAATGAGGGTGTGCAATTGGGAAACGCTGGAAAAAATGAGCATCATCATAATCAAACACACAAAAAATTCAGATCAAAAGAAAATATTGGTTAGTAACTAACGCATCTTTTTTTTCCTTTTCCTTTTTCCTTTGTGTGTTTGTTGTGTATTCACCTGTTCGGGTGCAGTGGATCGTTGAGCATGATGTATTTGCAGAATTGCTTCGAGTCGTCCCCAAACGTGGCCACGAACTGCCGCATCTCGGACAGCCAAAACGGATTCTTGGCCTTGCGAGCAATTTCATCCAACTCTTGTTTGGTTTTGGCAGGGAGTCTTTGCGTGTCCGCAATTGTTCCCGAAGGACGTGGACTGTTTCGAGGAGGTGCTTGCGCCTTGGTCAGCGCCTCCTGGACTGAAATGGCCTGGATGTTGGCGATAAGTTCGAGGTCGCTAGAAAGTCCTTGCAGAGACTCCAGTCGACCGAACACCGTAAATGCGCGCGAAGCCAACCGAATCGGGTTCAACTGTTGCTGCTGTGAAAGGGATAGGTGTTGACCGCTTGCTTGCAGTAAAAATCTGCTCTCGGGTGAAAGGCTGAACATGATGCTCGTGGCACCTTCTGTGAAAAGAAGAAGAAGAAGAAGGTGATGGGACTGGACGGGACGGGACTGTTTTGAGTGAGAGAGTGTGGGGTTGGTGGTTGGTGCTGAGAGGTGAGCGCTGAGGTGTGGGATGGGATGGGGCGAGCGTGGGTTTGGTGATGGGGTGGTGGAGTGTGGGTTGGTGACGGGGTGGAGTGTGGGCTGGGTGGTGAGGTGTGGCGTGGGTTGGGTTGGATGGAGAGAGGGTGGTAGTGTGGTGAGTGTGGGTGGCGATGTGGCGGGCGAGGGGTTGGTGGTGAGGTGGGCAAGGCCGAGTCGGTGAATGAATTGTGAGCAGCTGTCGCTCTGTTTTTTGATTGAAGCCAATTTTCGCGGTAGGATGTTGGTGGGCCAGTCAGTTATTCCATCGTCGTTCCTGGAATTTGCAGACGCCGATCAAATAACGGTTATTTTATTCCCGCATTTCATCCTAACGGATCGAAAACAAAACCGTTTGGAACAATAAACTCGATAAAAAATAATAAAATTTGTTTTATTTATTTCTATGTGCAAGATCTAGGACCAAAGAACAAAGAGTAAAAAAAAATTAAAAAATTATTGGACTACGCTTTTACATCATCTTTTGCTTCTTCCCACGACAAAACAATCATTTTTTCATTGATAAACTTTGTTGTAAAACTATGAATCATTGGGTATTGCGTAACAAACTCTTGAAATATATCTTTTACAAAAAAACGACAGAGTGACTGCTTATTGTTCAACTCCTTTGTATATTGTTTCAAACTGACAACACAAATCCAATTTTCTTCAGAAGCAAAATCATGAGATTCAAACAATTCTTTATTTTTGGCTGCTGCTTCCATTATTTCAAACAAATCAGCCATTGAATTCTGTATCATTTCAATTTTATCTAAATTTGACAAATGTTCTCTTCTTTTTTTCAATTTCAATTGTACATTAGAATCGCAATTTTCCAATATTTTAACATCCCAAGATAATCTGATCTGTCCTTTACCAAGATAATGGACAAAAAATCCGTCTCTTTCAAAACGTTCGATCACTTCATCTCGCGTAGAATAATTTGAATTCAAATTATCTATAATCAATTCTAAAGAACCATGTTTATAAATTACTTCATCTATTGACTTATTTATTTCATTGTATCTTGTTTCGTTGTAAGCATCAGCAATTTGTAAAAGTTCTTTTCCAAGATCTGAATTGCTTTTTTCCCAATTATACAAACGAAATGTTTCATCAAATTTTGTTATATTCATATCATATTTTTCTTGTAGTTTTTGTTCAAATGACCGCCACTCAGAAACATTAAACTTTGTTGAACATTGATATAAATCGTTATGTAATAAATTTAATTTATATTTTTTGAATCCTTGCAATGCTCTGGTTTTTATCGCTACTTCAAACCATTCCATCCAATAATTTATTTTTTTATCTTGCAATTCTTGAGCATGCCTTGATTTTTTGATGGCATACTCATATGTAGTGCGACAGTTTTCTTCTTTTTCTTGTTTTGTAATTTCTATAACATCTGCGTTTGGGTTTGTACTTGATGTTGATTTTGATTTATTTGCACCCATTTTTTTGTTTGTTTGTTTCAGTTTAATCTAACAATCACAAGATAAAACATAATGAAAATAAAAATTTACAATTTATATGTTTTAGTAAGTACTAAAAAAACCTTGTACAATAAAAAAGTAAAGGAAATCAAAATCAAAAATTCAATTTTAATTTACGGATCATCTTCTATACTGGTCATCTCATCTTGTATCAAATCAATATCTCTGATTTTATAATAATCGTTTACAAGGAAATTGCCATCAACAAAGAATTGCCGAAATTGTCTTATCCACAGATATTTACTTGAACCACTATAAATGTCATTACATTGAGAGGAAATAGTATTTTCAAAGTTTATGTCACATAGAAATAGACTTTCCAAATGTTTTAGTGGAGACAGATGGGCAATTTGAGAAAATGCGTCACCTGGGATCACATTAAATGATTTTCCAATGTTTATATATTTTAGTTGTGGTCCATGCAAAAAAGATTTGAAATCTTGAATTTCGACACAATGAATTGTGAGTGATGTAAGATGTTTTAATCCTTGCAATAGGCGAGTAATATCAAAACTATCGAGTGGAATTTTTCCAATATTGATAGATAACTCTTTAAGCATCGGTGTATGTTTTAAAATTGTAGAAATCAAATAATCCTTGTTTATTGGAGTATCTATTTCTTCTACCTCCTCGCCATCTTCATCAAAACCATCTTCTTGGGCAAAGTGTGCATGAAGTAAATCTAGTTTTGGAAAGTTGGACAGTAACTCTATGGAATCCGTCAACCAAATAGAAGGCTGAAGAAATTTTAATGATGAAAATTGAGAAATACATGCCAATAGATTTTTGTTTAATTTGTTTGGAATTGTTATATATTCAATGTGCTTGAAAGATGAAGAGGAAGATTTACTCAGTTTTTCGATAAATTCTTGATTTCGTATTTCATGCCCAGCCCAAAATGGCATTTGAAGGCGGCGAAGTTGTTTAATATTTTGGAAAGTTACAATAGAGTGGTTTAAAAAATCAATTGTTTTAACAGTCCGAAAATCAATATCTTGAAGCAATGTTAGTTCTTCTAGTGAATCTATATTTGTTAGCGGAGACAAATCAACAAATATATCCTTTCTTGTATTTTTATCCCATCTAGCCCATCCCATTGAAAGTGTAAAAGTTTTCAGTTTTGGACAACAAAAAGCTATAGCTTGTATCAGCATATTTTGCGCATACATGGTAATAGCTTCGTCTGGATAATGATCTGGTGATTGACAAACCTCCAATTTTAATTCAACAAGAGACGATGGCCATAAATTGAGACCAAGAGATTTAAAATTATCTATCGTGTCTTTTTGTACAATTCCAACATTTACATTCATAATTTTAATACATGGAAAGTTATATAATGGCTTTAAATCTGAAACTTTATACAGACGTGCTGTCTCCAATTCAGCGATATGATGTCTCAAACGGGAGGTTGATGCGTCTTTTGCATTGGGGCTTGTAAAATAATTACAATTATCAAACCAATAATTCGAGGGCTCCAATCGGTAACTGCGTTTTATTTGCGGGGTGTCTTTATAGAGAACTTGACACCAATATGCACACGTGAGAGAAATAGTGTATAGTTCTCTGTTTTCAAGAAATGAAAAAATAAGACCCAAACCAGATGCAAAAAATGTTTGTGCTGGATTGGATTTTAATTTTGTAGTAGTAGTAGTTAGTTTCACACGCTTGAAATCTAACTTTTCATTTTCATTCGCTTTTTCAAATTTCCTTTTTATTTCATTTGATGTCTTTGTACTCATGATTGAAGTTAGCTTCTTGTATATAAGTAGGTTTTTTTTTGTAGTTTTGACTTTTGACTTTTGAATAATTGAAAATTGTACTGTGAATTGCTTGATTCATTAAAATGGTTGATTTGATTTGAACTTTCTAATATAATTTATTTGCTCCTCAACAATAATTTTTAAGTCATCGATCAACGATCAACGCTTTTGTAAAAATGTAAATGTAATAAAACATTTCAATTTCGTATCGCTGACATTAATATTGTTATTATTATTATTCAAATGAAATAACACATTGCTCTATCATAACAAACAAAATCAACTTTCAACATTTATTTTTTTTTGAACGTGTTGGATGCACCCAAGTATCGTGCAATTTCATGAATACAAATGTCTTGGGTCGTTACGTGTTTGAGAAGAGGTTGATGGAGATGTTTCATATAACGACTGAAACGAAATTGGCGTTGTAGTTTTTGGGCGAAATTTGGCCAGTCAAAGCCATACAGACGATTGACCATTTCTCGCAGAGTTTCTCCTCGTCTAGGTATGCATAGATCAGAAAAAAAAATTTTGACGTCATTATAATGATCAATGTAGTTTAGCATGGTGTGGTCGAAATAAAACTCCAAAGTGTCTCTTATATGTTGATCCTTGATGAAAAGTTTTGACCCGGCATCCATGATTGAAATATATGCATATGGAGCAAAATTCGTAGGAAGCTCAGATGGATGAGCACAAAAGAATTCAACATGTCGATATCCTGTCGGGGAACCAAGGGGTATTTGATAATATCTGCCTTTACCAAGCTTATTTAGAATAATGGTATCAAGAGTATTGTTGTGAAGCAATGTGAGCGGTCCAAATCCAGTAAATGATTTACACTGATGAATTCTGACTGAACGGCATTTTGGTATTTCTACAGTTTCTATTTTATGACAATATCCCATTGTGAAATATTGACAGTTTGAAAGCACAGGAAGACTGGTCCAGGTTACAGAGTCAATTTTCAGATGTTTGAGTGATTGGAAAATAGCGATTTGATCTTTTGCTTCTCCAAACATATTTTCAAAAGTTTGACCATCACTGAATTTGCTCACACAAAGTGTAAAAGATATAAGCTGAGAGGGAAGTCTGATTCGTACAGTGGACTTGATTGTAATTCTGAGAACGCGAAGATTTGTCCATCCAGAAAAGTCCAACATTATATTTTGTTGTTTAGAATCGTAGTCAGACTGATGAAAATGAAGGATTTGGATATGAGGCATCACAGGAAGGACTTTTGTACGAACAGTAAGAGCGACCAAAGCACTTCTTTCTGCAAGTGCGATAGGAATATTGACTGTTTGAATCCAACTAAAAGCCATTAGAGTGTGAACATCTTCTGGAATTGTGTCCAGAGGAGGACATATATTTTGATTGATTGGGCCAGATAGTTTCAAACCTTCGGACGGATTTTCTCGCCAGGCAGAGATACATTGGTCGAAACCTGCAATGTCTTCGATTGTATCGGTTCTTTGGAGGCATGCGTAGAGGTCTCTCAATTTTTGATCAAGATCTTGGCTCGTAAAAAAATCAATGTTGGTGCGATTGTTTTCCATTTGTTTCATTGCGCCCCAAGTTTTACCAATGAATGATGGGTGAAAATCGAAAAGTCGATCAACCTCGGCATCAAAAGGATGGTTTTGTTCCGTAATAATTTGATTGTCGTCAACGAGATCTTCTGTGGGAGGGTGTATGGGTGCCGTAGGCCTTTGACTCAGAAGTTCATAGACTTGTTGTTCATGAGCCTGTGGGTCCATAGTGATTAAGAATTTTGTATGTTTGATGAAATGACGTTGGGCGAGATGCTGACGATGACGAATGACTCAAAAACAAAAAAAAAGTTGTTTGAAAAGAGTTTTGTGTAGGCAAATGATTGATTAATTCCAAATTGTGGTACCAAAGACATTGTGAAAACGTCTTAAATCATTATTTCCGCATCAAGACGTCTACAAATTCAACTACATTGCTAATCAAGTGTTATCAATTTATTCGAGAGAAATATGAGAGATATCAATTTGTGTTATAAAGTTAAAATGGATTTTAATCATAACAAACATATTCTATCCTAAACAAAACAAATCAATGATTACTACATGCGATTTTAAAACTTTTGGATGCTCCTAAATATCGTGCAATTTCATGGATACAAATGTCTTGGGTTGTCACTTGTTTGAGGAGAGGTTGATGGATATTTTTCATATAACATTTGAAGCGAAATTGACGTTGGATTTTTCGGGCAAAATGTGACCAATTGAAACCATAAAGACGATTGATCATTTCCCGCAGAGTTTCTCCTTGTCTAGGTATGCACAAATCAGACGAGGCAATTTTGTCTTTACTGTTATCATCAATATAGGTTAATATTGTGTGGTCGAAATAAAATTCGAGAGTGTCCCTCGCCTGTTGATCCTTGATGTAAAGTTTTGAACCGGCATCCATGATTGAAATATATGCATGCGAAGCGAATTTAACAGGAAGTGTGTATACACGAGCGCAGAAAATTATAACATGTCGGTATCCAGTTGGGGAACCAATAGGTAGTTGATAATATCTGTCTTTACAAAGTTTATATAGAGTGATAGTATCAAGCGTATCGTTATGAAGCAATGTGAGAGGCCCAAATCCGGTAAATGATTTACATCGATTAACCATAATTGAACGACATTTTGGCACCTCTACGATCTCTAATTTATCACAATATAACATAGTGAAATAATGACAGTTTGAAAGCGTAGGAAGAGTAGGCCAGTTTACCGAGTCAATTTTCAGATGTTTGAGTGACTGAAAAACGACTCTTTGGTCATTCGCTTCTCCAAACATACTCTCAAAAGTTTGATTGGTTCCATTTGATTTGCCCACACACAATGTAAGTGATATAAGTTGCGAGGGAAGTCTAATTTGATCGGTGGATTTAACTCCTCTAATTTTGAGAATGCGAAGACTTGTCCATTCAGAAAAGTCAAACGATGTATGTATATGTTGTCCAGAAATGTTATCGTAATCAGACACTGCCAAATGAAGGATTTGGATATAAGGCATTACGGGAAGTGCTTCTGTGCGAATACAAAGAGCGACCAAAGTACTTCTCTCAGCAAGTGCAATAGGAATATTGACTGGAGACCGACTAAAAGCCATCAAAGTATGAACATTTTGAGGAATAGTATCAAGAGGAGGACAATTACTTCGTTTAATTGCACCAGATAGTTGTAAACCTTCCGATGGATTTTCCTGCCAAGTAGAGATACACTGGTTGAAATTAGGAATATCTTCGATTGTATCGGTTCGTTGGAGACATGCGTAAAGGTCTCGTAGTTGTTGGTCGAGATATTGACTCGTGAAAAAATCAGTGTTGGTACGATTATATTCCATCTGTTTCATTGCGCCCCATGTTTTTCCAACAAATGACGGATAAAAGTCACCAAATCGATCTTCAGCCTCAGCATCAAAAGGATGGTTTTGTTCCGTAATTATTTGATTGTCGTCCACTAAATCTTCAATGGGACGGTGTATGGGTGCCGCAGGACGCTGACTCAAGAGTTCATACACTTGCTGTGCATGTGCATGTACATGTGGATCCATCGTAAATGTGATTTCTAATGTTGAATAAGATGATGCGACGATGACGACTCAACAAAAAACAAAGGTTGTTTTGTGGGCGATTGGTTGATTGAATAAGAAACCAAACATTTTTAAACGTCTTACATTATTTATTTTCGCACCAAGACGGTCTATACATTTAAAGACTCCCCGCTTTCAAAAAAAAAAGTACTCCCCAAATATCTTTTGTTTCTAGCGAAATCTACATGGTATGGATCATCAAAAATGGAAAATAATAATAATAATGTATTAAATTTATTCGACTAATTTATCAAACATACTTTGCATCTAATCAAATGGTACGTATTTTTTTTTAACAAGGCATATACTCTTGCTTGCCGTGATCCCATTTTGAATGGTAGATAGTATGTCCCAAAACTCCATATTTATCTTTGCCTGAAACGGGAGTCCAGCAATTTTCACAATAAGGCCTGTTATGAAAAGTGCAATAAGTATGTGTTTTATGTTTCGTAGATACGGCATAATTTGTTTTCTTGTTACATTGAAAGCAGTTTGCTTTATCTGAAACATCAAACTTATTAATTTGAGCTTTTGTCATTTGTTTGAGGTCAGCATTTTCAATTTCAAGGTTTTTGATTTTGATGATGGCCTGATTGAGTTGTTGCTGTACCAGATTATCACATCCCTTCTTCTCAAAAGTATCAAGACTGGACATATTATCAATAAAATGAAAGAATGGTGTATGAATAAACAAAAGAAAGAACGCGGTCACAATAAAAGAAATGTCGTAGACAAAAAAAAAATAAATGACATTTATTTTGTTATATTAATAGTGTGTGCAAAAAAATACAAGTATGAGAGCGAGAGTGCAAAGAAGAAGATGTGTTCTTGTTGGTTAGAACACATAAAGACTTTTTCTCTTTTCAATGGTGGCCAAATTCTCCTCATCTTGCAGACGTTTCTGTGCAGCAATTTCTCTCTTTCGGACGATTTCTCGGCATTTGACCTTCCAAGCTTTTTTGGCATCTTGAAGTGTTTGGCGATCGACCTCATCGAGCTTTACGCGAGGAAAGGAAACACGCGTGCCACAAAAGTAAGTAGGCCCCGTCGTTCTGTCAAAAAGAGTGACTTTGTATATTCTCTCACATTTTCCTTCCGACGGCCTCTTCGCAAGAAACGAAGCCTTCTTCAGAATGTGTATGATGTCGCCCGATTTGAAAAGACGAATATCCCGTCTCGGGAAAATTAAGCGAATGGGCGTCACGTCGCAGATGACGGAAGCTTCTTTGGACAGCTTAGTCAGGGAAAAGACATCCTCGACGTCACCAGTCTCCTTGAACACGGCGACGCCAAACTCGAGGCAGCGCTTTTTGGGCCGCCAACGGTAGGCGATCACACGAGTGCGTGCGCCTACCAGAGTCATCTTTTTTGTGTCGGTCACCATGACGAGAAACTTGTGATCTTTTTTCTTGTTATTCATTTCCGATTTCTGGGGAATCTCGTCGATAGATTTTTTGACGTCGGGTGAAACTTTGAACCAGTTGATCAGTCTAGCTGCGAAAAATGACATTGCTGTTTTTTGATTGAAATTGGAGTGAGTTGAGTTGATGGAAAGTTTAGGCGTGTGTTGTGTGTGTGTGTGTTTGAGGAACAAGTTGGCGAGCGAAAAAGCTGAAGAGTGAATGCTAGAACAAAGAACAAAAAAAAACATTGGTGCAATCCATTGTCTTTAATTTGCGCATTGTCTTAATTTTGAAGAAATTAAATTTACGCATCGTCTTAAATTTGAACCCGTCTTTAATTTTAAATAAAACTTTGAAATTGCAAAAAAAGATAAAGATATCGACACGTGACCAAACAAAACACACATATAGAAACACAGACAGACAGACACCCACAACACAAAAAAACAAGATATAATTTTCGTTTATAAACAAAAAAGCAAGAAAGCACTTGCCAAAAAAAAAGTAAAAGCAACACCATGGGTAACAAGTTGAATAAGCCTATCAAGTCCCAGCATTTATCTCGTAAAGGAGATGGACGCATGAGACTGGGAATTTCTTCCATGCAAGGCCAACGTCCAACAATGGAAGATACACATGGAGCTTTACTTCGTATACCCAACTTTCCACATTTGAGCTATAAAGCTGTATTTGACGGCCATGGAGGAACTTATGCAGCAAAATTCATGGCGCAAAATTTGCCAACATATTTGAGTTTGTGCAAAAATCCAACTGATCCGAAAGAATTAGAAAGTGTCATACAAAATATGGATAACCTTTTCAAATATTCAAAATTGGATGAAAAGGGAAATATTGTAGTAATTACAAAAGAAGAAGAAGAAAAAGAAGAAAATACTGAGCCTCCTAAAATTATGCCGTCTGGGTGTACAGCATGCATTATTATTATTGATTGGACTAGGTACCCTCTCTTATGGGCTACAATTATTAATCTTGGAGACAGTAGATGCATCATTTTCGATAGTTCTAATTACCAAAAATTTACCACCACTGATCAAAAACCAGACAACGATCTCGAGTCTAAGCACATCAATGCTTGTGGGGGCTATGTGGATTTTAGTACTGGATGTGCCCGAGTGGACGGAGATTTGGCAATGAGTCGAGCTATCGGTGACTTTCACTTGAAAGGATTTAAAAATGACAAAGGAATAATTGGCCCAGTCAATAATGTGCCAGCCATTTCCCAGTTATTTATCAATCAACATGATCGTGTATTTCTATGTTGTGACGGACTTGTTGAAATTATGGACAACTCAGAGTTGATTTATTTCATCAATCATGCCATACTGAAAATGTCAATGTCAAATAACAATAATAATGAAGCTGATTTTAAAAAAATACTTTCAAAAATTCAACATATTTCTTTTGGGCACAGAAAACCAAAAGTAGTTGAGAAAATTTTGTGTCAATCTTTACCCCATTTTCTTACTCGAAAACCTTTGGGCTTTCTCAAAATCAAGAAAAGCAATACCAATAAAAATTCAGGAATCGATCCTGCTGCGATTTGTGCTTCACTTAATGAATATTCTCTAAGACTTGGCTCTATGGATAATATGACATGTATGTTGCTTCTACCAGACGTCCCAGGACAATCGTATGGCGCAACCCAGGAAGTTTTTGTTCCAGGTCGTCTTCGGTCTATTGGAAGTAACAAGAATGGGGAAGATGTTGATCCTGATTACAAACATACATACGTACAAGATGCAAAGCGACATACTGGACTCATTAATACCTCAAAGGAAAAAATTATAAAATGTGCACTGCGTTTGGATCAGATGATTTACGATCTAGTCGATCATATGGAACAAGATTTTACTGACAGTGAAGATGAAGATGAATCATCCTTGTTTAAGGATGGAAACAGTGATAGTGATGATGATTTCTTTGAAGACTTTGGCGTACCTCATCCATTCAATCCACTTCCATCCAAATAAGTAATTATATAATTATATTTTATTTTTTATTCTTTCATTATTATTGCCTCTTGTCCATTTATCAGAAATAAATAAACAACATAAATATTTTATTTAAACAGTAATCGAACAAGGTGATTCAAACAAATACAAATTAATGTCTCGCCAGTCAATTGAATCGGCATGACTATTGCCAATAGTTCCAAAACTATTGAATTCTATTACAATGTCTTTGGAAGAAGAAGAAGAAGAACCACTATTGTTATCGATATCATCATCACCGTCAAAAATCCACACATCCATAATATTGTCGACACAGGGCCAAGAATATTTCATTTTATCCACGAGAGATTGACATCTATTAAGCAATTTAGATTCAGAAAGTGTACCAACTCTTGAATAATCATTGGGTATAATTTTAACCAATTGGCCTTCGAAAACAACACATCTATATTGTTTACCTTTTGATAAATCAATCCATTTGCGAAAGGCAACTTGCGGCAGGCGATCTTCTTCTTCTTCTTCATCATCTTTGTTATCATTATCATTATCGTTATCATCGTCATCGTCATCGTCGATAATATTTTCAGAGTTTTCATCATCATCGCAAGAATCAACAATTGTAGCCTGTCGTTTAATTTTTTCACCAAGCTCAAAAGAAAATTGACATCTTTCGCTTTTCTGAATATCATCGACAGCTTCACGCAAAGATAAATATGGTTGTTCGGTTTTGCTTGAAAGTGAAGTTAATCGAATAAATGGCACTTGAGAAAAAGACGCCCATTTAATATCCTCGTCAAAACTATTACTCATTTTTTGAACATTTTTCCAACTTTCAAAAGTGGTATGTGGTGTCGGCAAAGAGTCGTCATACCAAGTATCAAGCCAGAAAGATCTAACATAAATAGCTTGTATTCTTGTCCAAGTCTCTTGATTGGCTGGTAATTGATTAATGTCTTCATCATCTTCCAGAAACTCGAGAAACAATTCATGATACTTTTCCGGAATTACAAGAAATCCATTTCTTTGTTTAATTTGCGAACATTTATGATTTAATACATCGATAGAGCTTCCATCAAGTCTATCTTCGAGAATGGACATGTTTTCTTTTTGTCGCTCTCTGCTTATTTTGTGTTCAATATCTTTTTGTGAAAGAAATAATTTTTGTTTCTACTCTTTTGTATTGTAGTCTTGTTCTTAATCTCTTTGTGGTCGATCTTATCTTTGCGCTTTGGAAATTTCAGGATTGTGTTGTATAACTCCATTTTACAATACTGTACTTTTTTTTTACACACGTCTTTTCGCACACTCACTCACTCACTCACTCACTCAACACTTTGATAAATATTTGTCTTTACATTTCTCAATACATCAAAAACAAAGAAAATGAGTGAATCGTCACTTCCATCTTCTCTTAACAAACTTTCTTACAAACAACTTCAATCTAAAGCGAAAAAGGCTGGAATCCCAGCAAATCAAAAAGCAGATGTACTAAGAGAAAAACTATTTCAGATCTACATCAGTGAGCAAACCAATGTCGTCACATCCGTCCATTCCGCAATAATTTCTTCCGACGACACTAAATGTATTTCACCGTCAACTATTTCAGAATCTAATCATGCTCCTTTGCTATCATCACCGACAGCTTCTCCATCCGCAGTCAATCCTCCGTCATCGTCATCAACATCACTATCGCCTTTCTCATTTGCAAATTTCAATTTCGCGCGTTTGACAGCTCCTCCCACTTCATCTAATGCTACTACAAATTCTTCTTATTCTTCTTCTTCTTCTGTTGTGCCTTCAAGTGATGAACCTGTTTCATATTCCGATCTTTTGAAGTCAAAGCCTTTGGATACAACTAAAACAGCCTCTTCGTCTGCATCTCCATTCTCCGCATTTCCTTTGTCGTTTGCGTCTTCAAACCCACACTCGTCAAATAACTCCGCTTCGCCTGCTCCGAGTAGTTATGGATATGGAGGATTGCCTAACCCAGGAGGTATTAGAAATAATCAATTTACCCACCCTCGTTTTGGGTATGTTATGTGTATATGTTGCATGGGTCGTCTTTACCCAAACGAGTTCAATGTCTGTTCGGAGTGTGCAAGCGGAAATCCTCACGGAAGGGGAGGGGTGGGAGCAATTCCATTTGAATTTTGAAATAATTCATGTTTATATATTTTCTCATAAATTTAAATTTATTTGTTATAAAATTTTTGCATTTACTCAAACAACTTTTGAAAACTTTTGTTTGAATGGCTTCAATTTTTTAATAATGTATTTTTTTTTTGTTAATCAAATTAATTTTGTTAGGGAGGCCACCATGATTCTCATACTTTTTTAAAATAATCTCAAGAGCATATTTGTTGCAAATAATTTTAATGTTAATTATTAACAACAGAGTACTGAAGATAAGTCGGAAAGAACATGGGAACAGTAAATGTTATTATTATTGTTATTTGTATTTCTTTTTGCTTTGTTTGATAGGACGCGTGTGAACAAAAAAAAAGATAAAGAAATCTTTTAGTAAAAGCGAGCAAATTTGTCGGCCGATCGAAACGGCTTCGTCACGGGCTCGACGAACGACTTGGATGTGACCAGAAGATAGGCCACGGAAACAACGTTTCCGAAAAAGAGAGCTTTGATGGGAGTGAGAGGTGAAACCATTGCTTCTAGGTTTTTGATTTCTGTTGAAAGAAACAAAAGGCAAAAAAAAAGTAGATGTTTTGAAAGTGTGAGCGAGTTTTCTGCCTATTGACATCGACAGGCGGAAAGTTGTGGATTGTCTTAGATATTTCCAGCTGAAATGCGACAAAAAAAAAAAGAAGATGGAATGTTCCAGAAGCCGAGTACGGGGCTCGAACCCGCGACTAAGTGATTAAAAGTCACACACTCTGCCAACTGAGTTAACCCGGCATTCGGATGAAATATTCCGAGACAAGGACCAAAGCAATATCATCTTTTTTTTTGTAACCGACAAAGAAGAAAAAAAAGAGACGGATAACAGTTAGAAAAAAAGATGAAATGTTCCAGAAGCCGAGTACGGGGCTCGAACCCGTGACTAAGTGATTAAAAGTCACACACTCTGCCAACTGAGTTAACCCGGCATTCGGATGAAAATATACCAGCATTAAAGTAATATTTATGTCACAACAACCACAACCTAATTTTGATTACGACGCTATCCTTTTATCCTTGACTATCAAATCTTTATCATATTACTCAATCAATAATCTTTCGAACTAACAATTCATAAATTAATTAATTAATATTTTAAATTACTACTTACAAATCTACAAATCAATACTCAAAATCATTTGCTTAAATATAGTTTTTTAGTTGTTCTTTTGTGCAAGCTTCTCTAGATCGTCCAACAACGCCAAGAGCCACGGCAAAGTTTTGAATGTCTCAGATCTTTTGTGATCATATATAGATTTGCCAAATCGATTACCAATAAGTCCCAACGTGATATCTCCATAGTGTGCCGAATCACCCCAATCCTCAGTATGTGTGTTGGTCCACCAAAGACTTCCCAAACTTGAATTGAATCCGATATTGCAAATATGACCAAGTTTATTTACATGCTTGACTTCAAAATGACGTGGCAGTGAATATGGATCATCATCAGACAATTTACTTTTCTTAACATCATGTCCAATTTGTGGTTGATTAATCACTTTAAATATATCGACGAGAATTTCAGACACAGTCATAGTAACAACAGGCGCATTGTCTTGGCAATCAAGCAATGCGTCAATTTTCATGGATGGAAATATTTGCCATATCTTACAAAGTCGCTGGATAGTGTCATTTACGTCCATTTCATATACGTCCATTATGTTTGGATAATGGTGCTAAAAATGTTAATGTTATGAAAAGTGTTTGATAAAAAAAAAGTGAAATTAAAATTTTATGTTTTTATTATATAACATACAAGTTTTGAAGTTTCAATATTATATGTTTTAAATAGAAACAACAGAAGGATACGTTGCAAGATTGTTGCGCGCTTCAACCAAGTCATCTACATAATGAATAGAACGCGCATCGGCTGGAACTCCAGGGAAAGTCCTCAGGTGCATTGGCGTAGACTCGTCTTCCCCTTTTGTAAAAATATTTGCATATGCAACATTCTCTCTTGCTTCATATGCAATACGTTCTGGCATTTTGTGTGCCATACTAAAGTATTGGAAGGAAACTTTTCGCCTTTCGATTGAATTCACAGAAAAGAAACGATTGAAAAACTTGCGGAATGACTCGATCGTAATTTCAGATACATGCTTTGACACAATCTCTGCACGATTCCATGAAAATCTATGTTGCTGAATTTCTGACCAGAAACGATTATGTCTTTCATCCAAATTTGTGTCTTTCTGTCCCAATATAGATTTGATTGCAGTCTTGTTTTTTTCAAGGTTGTCGGCATCATCAATAATACTCGTACTTGCTCGCAGAAGGAATGCTTCGATCCGATGATTGAGATATAGCGCATCCTTTTCAGACGATTGAATAGCAATATTATAATGCAATATACCTGCATGGCGACTTTGAAATCCAGTGACAATATAACCAAGAGTTTCTTTGGTTCGGAGTTGATCAAATAGTGGATCATTCAACACATTGGACAAAACCAATAAATGTGCAGATATAGTAAAATCATCACCATCATCGCTCTTGTCGCCTGAAATTTGATAGACGTTTTGACATACCGAATTTGTATTGTCCAAGTTTTTGTTGCGCGCACAATGCATGTACACATAAGATGGGTCCAGTTTTGTGCATCGAGAAATTGGAATTTGAGATGTAGTAAAAGAACTGGGACCAAAATTGTTTTGAATGTCTCGAGTCATTACTTCAACCTCATTTTCCAAAAGATTTCCACTGACCAAAATCGTAACTCGATTGGTTTTGAACAGTTCAGTGGCAAAATTTTTTACTTCATCCATTGTAATACTTTCAAAGACAGAAATACGGTCTTCCATTGTCCATGAATGATCATCTTTAATAAACATAGAAATGTCCTTTTGTGCATGAACCAGAGGATCTCCTTTGCCATACTGGGACAATCCTCTCCACTGTTCTTCCTTGATACAATCAAACATACTATCCTCCATAGACATGTGCATGTTCACAATTTTTTTGATCACACAATTGACCAAATTCACTAACTTGTCGCTAAATCCAGAAAATGAAAGAACAATACCACATCCAGAAATTGATCCCTTGGTCGTCAACATTCCCTCGGATGCAAAATGAATTATTTCGCTCATGTGATACTGGGCCATACCAAGCCACAGATCTGCAATCGAGATATTTTTCGGACTTGAGTAAATGACAGGCGAATTGATTTTTACAGTCACATTACCCTTGGGTACATTGAATGTGGAATCTTGAATAAAGTATACATCCGATGAAGTTGAACAGCACTGAGTAACTCGAGTAGGGACAAGTGTCGACGTATTATTATCATTATTACTTTTTTGTTTGATATCAAAGTTTTGTGCGATAAAAGGGTTTAGTGGAGGAAGATGAAACATGTTGCCATAAATATCGTCATCCACGTGGTTCAGTGCATAAATCAAGTCATCCGACATTCGCTCAACAGTATAACTCGTATCATACCACTTCTCTTGTTGCATTTTTTCCAAAGTCTTGAATTCTGGCGCGACCACCATCACAGACAATTTGGATATGTCAAGGAAATGAACCATAATTTCTTTAAGTCCATCAATGTCAAATTCTTTAATACATGTCCGAGTCAAAACGTCGCAAGCTGGCACCATTGACAGAGAAGAAGCGAGCTCTTGTACACGGTCGATTGGTTCACATTTGTCTTTGAAAATAAATCGCATCTCGTCTGTACACTTGACCTCCTCGAATACATTCTTTTTCCAATTCTTTTTCCAAGTATCAATCGAAGGATACATAGCCAAAATTGACAAGTATGCAAACGTAAGTTTCAGAATTTCATCCACCTTTGTCAGTCCCACCTCAGTCAAAGACATGGATACTTGTGCCACAGAATGTGATGAATATTCGGTGGGTGGCCCACATCCCAAAAAATTGATATATCCTCGCGATTTGAGATCGTGTGCCAGAGATCCATCAGCCTCATGGGCCAAGCAATGCATAACAAGATTTGCAGGTTTTGATTTGTACTGATGGATGGTTGAAGGAAGTATCCACTCGATCAACATCTGGCGAAAGTTTTTCACGGGGACAACTTTTACAATAGTCTTGTCAGTCACTTTCAATGGAATACTATCAGTATTATAGTTGGGGCGCTCAACATTTTTGTTAGGGACAGCAGAAAAACTTGCCGTCACCCAGTCTTGCAAAACATCCAACGATTCCTTTCCAACGACACAAAGTTTCATCAGATTGGCTGAATAGTATTGGTTATAAAATTGGAGTAATCTTTCACGAACATCTGTGCCTTTCAGAACTGGATCATCACGAAGTGTCTTAAAATTGCCAGTTGAAAACCTAGATGCAGGATGATCACAATTCAAAAGTGACTTGCCAAGTTGCATAATGCGCCATTCATCCTTTTGAAGATTGTTCTCATGTTCGTTATTCACAGCAACAATTTCTCTGTCCACGGCACTCTTGTTCATCAAAGGTGAAATGAAAAATTGTGCGAATCGATCCAGAATTTCCTCTAGATGATCTTTGGTCACGTCAAAAATATAAGTAGTATGCTCTTGTGAAGTATAAGCATTTTGACTTCCTCCATAGTTGTTGATTGCTTTGGAGTATGAATTCTCATCTGGATACTTTTCCGTGCCCAAAAAAAGCATATGTTCTAGAAAATGTGCAAGTCCCGGAAGGTCTTCGGGATCATTGATTGAACCAATATTGACATCTAGTGATGCAGCAGCTTTATCTGTACAAGGATCGGAAACGAGTAGAGCCGTTAACGAATTTGAGAGTGTGATGACTCTGTATGATAGTTTATCATGAGGAGATTTAGTTGGGGTAATAGGGGTGTGATTGGGATCAAGTCTCAGAGATGCTTCAAATGCAAGATGAGCGACAGACATGTTGTGTGGTTTTGTTTTTTTGCGTGAAGAGGGAATGAAGATGAATTGAATTGAATCAAGAGGTAGTTGTTTCTCTTTGAATGTGTAATGTATTGTATTATAATACATCTAACAAAAAGAGCAATAGAAATAATTGAAATTTCTAATTTTTATCCAAGAGACGTTTGTGCAAAATCAAAATCAAAAAAATTATGCAATGGAAAAATAAATGTTTCATGTTGTACGCAAACTGGACCTGGACCATGCAGAAAAGTCATAAATGAGTCGACTTTTTTTTATTACTTTTGACTGAAAATGATTCTTTGACGAACCAATTCAAAATCTGAATATATAAATCATCAAGAGATCGTGGATGCATGAACATGAAGAGACATTAAATTTTTTTATTACATAACAGCACAACATTTGTTTTGGCCTATAGGAGCTATCCCAATAATAAATACATCAGCAAAACCAATTTTTTCTCTATTGTTTCCACATTCAATTGTTATGCGACATCCTTCAAATATTGACTCTCTGTTTTGTATGGTCAAAACAGGGATAGAGTTGTTGTCCCTTTTCCATTCTTTAAATCCACATACTGTAATAAAACCTTGTTTGACGTCTATCATATCTTGAAAAACAATACAACTTGACTGGTTCGATACAAGTATTTTCATCATGCGATCATAATATTTATTTTTTATGTCTGGCTTTTCAAATTCAATAAGAACTTGATTTAATATGTCATGTATACATTTTAAAATTTTATCATTGTTTTCTTTCTTAAACGTATCTTTTGTGTGACGCATTTTAATTTCATACTGTTTTATCCTTTCGCTTTTGTCCATATTTTATCTTTGTCTCTTTTCAAGAAGAAGAAGAAAATATATCGTATCTCACAAGTGCTAAAAAAAACATATGTGAATATGTGTGACTTTTAAAAATTGCAAGAAATGCGACGTTTATGTTGAAGATCCCGATACAAAAAAACCAAAAAAAAGTTTCATTTGGTGCTACTGGTTACCAAATTATACATAACACAAGGATAAAACTATAGTGAGAGTCATAGAATGCGACATGTGATCAAATACATATCCCTTCGTTTCCATAATTTCAACGTCTAGAGTAATTTGACATCCATCTAAAGCTGATCCTACTTTTTTATCGTTAAAATAGGAATAGTGTGTCGCGTTTTTCATTCACAAAAATATATGCACAGCTATGAGTTAATGCATACATGACTAGTTGCACATTGACGAAGCTTGAATCGTTTGTTAACCAACAATTTCATCAATGAATCATAATAACGATTGTCTTTTTTTTTGGTTTGTTACAACCAAAGACAAGAAAATATCAAAACAAAATCAAAACTCGTTTTCAATTTTAAAAAAATAACAACTTAGATTCTTCTTATTGTACAATAACAAACAAACAAAAGTTAACAATTTATATAATTTTTGTTTTTAAAAGTATTAGACGCACCCATATATTTAGCAATTTCATAATTGCACACTTCTTTACTTGTTTCGTACTTGATTAATCGCTTGTATGTATTTTTTATGTATTGCTTGAAACGAATTTGACGTTGAATTTTTGTAATAAGTTTCGGCCAGTTGAAACCATAAACACGATCGATCATATTTCTCAAAGTTTCTCCAGGTCTAGGTAAACATTGATCAGAAATGGTTTGGTCATAAGATGTAAATTTTTCCTGGTCAAAATAAAACTCAAAATTATCTCTCGCCTTGGGATCATTGATAAAAAGTCTTGGTCCCGTACCAATAAGAGAAATATACACATATGGATCGAATCTAGTAGGAAGGGCGGCCAACTTTGTACATGAAATATCTATATGTCGGTAACCAGTTGGTGCTCCTGGAGGTAAATGATATAACGTATTTTCATTTCCCAAGCGTGAAAGTTGAATGATGTCAAGAACTTTATTGTGTAGCAATGTAAGTCGTCCAAATCCACTAAATTTTTGGCAGCTTAAAGCTCTAAATGATATACATTTCGGAACTTCAAGAGTTGTTATATGATTGCAATTCATCATGAAAAAATATTTACAATAGAGCTTTGGAACATCTGACCAAGGGGCTTCATTAATATGTACATGTTTGAGTGATTGAAAAGTAGTAATGTTTCCGAAAACTTCTTGGACAGGGCGTGGGCTATCATCAATTCGATTATAACATTTAGAATAATTGAGTGTAAGTGAAATAAGTTGATGCGGAAGAATAATATGAGAGTTGGGACTTATCCCATTTAGAGTAAGTATGCGCAAATTTGACCATTCAGAAAAGTCATAAACAGGTCCACTTCCATTATTTTTGACAGAAAACGAATCTGCAATAAGCCAATTGAAAATTTGAATATAAGGCATCACAGGTATCGTTGATGCATGTACCTGAAGAGATAACAACTTTTTTCTTTTTGATAAGATTGGTGGAATAACAATGGTGTTTATAATATCAAAAATTACCAAAGTATGAACATCTCGAGGAATAGTATCTAATGGCGGAAAGTTTTCACCATACCTAAATAACAGAGATAGGTCCAAAACATTTTCGGTTGGGTTTTGTTTCCAATTCAATAGACATTGTTTATAATTGTTGGGATGATTGTTGGGATAATAGTTAACCCTATTGTTATCCCAACATGCGTACAATTTTTGCAAATTTTCATCAAGGTCATCACTTTTAAAAAAGCCATCGCTTCTTCTTTGACGGTTTTTTTCCAATTGGGTCATTTCTTTCAATGTTTTACCAACGAACGAGGGATTGAATCTATAAAAAATCTCTTCCACGAAAGGATGGTTTTCTCTTGTAATTCTGTAGTTGCGCAAAAAAATACAAAAAAAGAAAAGAATTATTAGTAAATATTTATTCTTTAATTTATATAAAAAAATTTGTATTGATGTTTGAACTTACATTTCATTTTCATTATTTATTTGCACGGTTGGCTGTGTCTTTGGTGCTGAAGGTCTGTATTTCAACGCGGCAATTGCTTGACTTATATATTGAGGAGTAAAACTCATAAGTGTGCAAAATAAATAAGACCTCGTTCAAACTTTGCGTGAGCGTGCAAGTATGTTTGTGTATAGATGAAATGGGATATTGTGTGTTGTGTCGTGCCTTATCTATCTATCTGTCTGTGTGTGTGTCTGTGTGTGTGTTGATCTGTGTCAGCAATAAAATATAATAATACGTCTTTAAATATAGACATTATTTCGTCAAAGACAAAGAAATATATTTTTTTTATTCACTCGTCGGCAAAACATTGTCAAGATTGTGTGGACTTTGACTCTTTCAGTTTTCTCATTCATTTTCGTATTCGTTTCTTGTTTCTTACTTTGTTGTTTGCAATTCAATATGGGACGTGCTTTATACACTTTGATTATGGCCATAATAATCGTGGTCGTGTGTTTGGCACAAATCGCGGCTGCATTTCATTTCCCAATGACTGTGCAAAAGCACACGTCGCTAATACCCAATAGGTGGGCATCGCACACATCTGTCGAGAAGTCCAGATGTTTCGAATTCTCCACTCATTCGACTCCCAAATTACTGACACTTGTCCCTGTACATAAGCCCAAAGACGGCGATTTGCACAACATGCGTGACAATAACCCGACAATGATGTGCGTGTATGTTGCACCACTCAATGATTTGGACGTAACTGATGCCGGAAAGGAGTTATCGGTGCTCAAGAAAGTTATTGCAAAGTTGGAGAATCGAGCTTCATGGCTGAGTGCACAGAAACACTGGTTGATTCAAGCAACCGAGGCCGCCGCGACCGTTCGTAGCCAAATAGTATCGACCGAAAACGCCAAGGTTTCAGTTGTCCGTGATCTCGAGCAGCTGCAGATGGCACAAAACTTTTTGAGTGTCCGTCTCAAGACCAACCAACTCAAATGGTCCTTTAAAGACAAAAAGATGACGTTCGATAAGCTGCGCAAGAAACTTGAGCAGTTGCATTACGTCAAAACTGACACAGTCCATGCCATACGAGGCATGCGCGACGACATCAAGGTACTCGAGACCGCATTGGGGATCCCTTCACGACAAGTGCATATCTCCTCTTCCGAGATAGATAGTCCCCTCAAGTTCCTTGAAAACGTCCAACCAGAAGAAAATTTCAACGTCTAATTCTGTAGGTGTACTGACTACTTTGAAATAGTTAGTTTTGTAAAGTGCCTATCTTTACGAATAGCATTAGCAACAAAAAACCAAATATTTTATTTTATTATTATTCGAGCTTTGTATTTTTCTTGTGCCCATAGTACTAAATGATAATAATAATACAAATAAACAAAAATTAACAACTATTTACTTTCTTATTTTTGAAAGTATTTGATGCGCCTAAATACCTAGCAATTTCATAATTGCAAATTTCTTTACTCGTCACATGTTTAACCAATTGTTTATAAATATTTTTCATGTACTGCTTGAAACGAATTTGGCGTTGCAACCTAGTAATAAATTTAAGCCAGTTGAAACCATAAAGACGGTTAATCATGTTTTTAAAAGATTCTCCTAGTTTGGGTATACATTGATTAAAGTACTCTGATTTTTGCAAATCAAAATAATGTAAATAGTTGTGATCAAAATAAAACTCAAGTGTGTCTCGCAATTTTGGATCTTTGATAAAAAGATTATATCCAGCACCTATAATTGAAATATATGCAAAAGAAGCAAATACTTTTGGAAGTTCACTTATTTTGGCTCTTAAAATGTCAATATGTCTATAACCGGTGGGTGCTCCAGGAGGAAGTTGAATGAAGTTATTTTCAGCAAGTTTAATAAAAATTACCGTATCCATTTCATTGTTTTGCTTTAAAGTAAATTGGCTAAAACCAATAAAAGATTTACAGTAATTAACTTTTACAGAACGACACTTTGGTACATCTATAATTTGTATGTTATTGCAATGTCCTATGGTTAAATATTTGCAATTGAATAAACTTGGGAGGGTAGACCAATTTATATCTTCAATTTTGAGGTGATCAAGTGATTGAAAAATTTTGAGCTGATCCTTTGAATTTCCAAACATATTTTCAAAAGAGTAATTACAATTCAAGTTTGTATTGTTATTGTTATTATAACGACTTTGATTTGTAGAAATAGAAAGAGATAAAAGGTGTGGAGGAAGTCGAATACGAGAATTTGGATTTATTTTCTTTAGTATAAGTATTCGCAAGTTTGTCCATCCAGAAAAATCATATATATTAGACATTGAAGTATCGGAATTAATATCAGGATTAGTATTATTTACAATCATCCAATTAAGAATTTTAATATGAGGCATCACGGGAAGGGATGTAGTTCTTATATTAAGAGAAACCAAAGCATCTCGTTCTGCAAATTCACATGTTATAAAGGGTATGCTGCACGTAAACCAATTAGAAATAACTAAAGTGTGAACATATCGAGGAATCAAATTGAGTTGGGATTTATTATGTTCTCCAAGAAATACTGATATTTTTAAACCTTCGGATGGATTTTCCTGCCAACGCAAAATACATTGATTTGAGTCATATATATTTTCATTTTCACCATTGACATCAGTACGATCGAGGCATGTGTAAAGGGCTTGCAAATGCTTGTCAAGGTATGGACTTGTGAAGAAGTCTGAAGTATTTGTTCGATTGTATTCCATTTGTTTCCTGACACCAAATGTTTTTCCAATGAATGATGGACAATACATAAAATTGCTGTCCCCCAACAAATTACTAGGGTGGTTTTGTTCGGTAATTATTTGATTATCATCATTATTGTCATGTAGCGTTTCAGTTGGTAGTATTGGCGCTCTGGGTCTTTGATCCAACAATTCTATAAATTGAGCGGAAAGCTCGCTTTGATTATGCATAGAGTATGATGATATTTATTGGATAATTGGATAATGCAAAAATGCAAAAGTCAAACTCCTCGTGCCAAAGTGTGGGTAAGTGAGTGTTGAAAATTGAAACGAATAAATCAAATTATTCGAATTCATTTCTGATTGAAACGTCTATAATTTAAGGCGTCTATAATTCAAGACCTCTTTGGTTAACAAGACCTTTGTAAAACTCAAAGCAAGTTATCGATATAGTTCAATTAATTTATACATTTTTTAAACAATAACTTTGGTTGAGTTGTATATACATTTTTTTTTGGGAAGGGCTAAAAAATTAACAATGGCGATTGATTATTTGAGTTGAAAAAGTCCCACTCAAACAATCAGAAAAGAAAAGGCGAGCTAGAGCATATTGCGAATTGGACCGATCCATCATCTCCCGGTCCTTCGTAGTCGCGGGGGTCGAGGTGACGTTGATGGTGTGGATGTCTATCCTCTCCGTCATCTCCGTCACTGACGTGGTTGGCAGGGTACTCCAAATGCTTGAATTCAACAGGATCTTCGGTCTGGTACGACATGGGCGAGCTCATCCGAAAATTTGAAAGACCATCCCCTCTGTTACTGCACCCACAAGGGGAGCCTGGGTAGTCGGACCTGCGAAAAATCCAACAAGAGCAAACTCCGTGGTGGCCCAAGTAGTGCTTGGAGAGGTACTCCTGCCCTCCCTCGATGGACTTGATTTCATCGATTCCCGTCCAATTGTCGTCGTAGAAAAGGTCGTTGACGGCCGCCAGTACGCGATGTCCAGACCACTCAGGATTGGATTCGAAGTTGGCGATCCGCGCGGCCACCTGGTCCTTAGCTTCCTGATTCGCGCGTTCATGATCGTGCTTGATGGTCTCGAGGCGAAGATTCTCGATTTGCTGAGCTCTCTTAGCGCGCAAGAACGTTTGGAACTCGGTCTTGTTTGCCTTAAACTGTTGAAAAAGCAAATCTTCCTGGTCGTCCTCTTCATTTTCATCTTTAACTTCCTCTTGATCGACGATGTGGTTGGTCTGTTCCCGTCCCTGGTGGTCGTTATCGTAACGACGAAGGCTCTCGTCGTAGAAAATGTCGAAATCGAAATCGCTGTCTGCGGTGTACCCATTGTCGTCGTCGTTGTCGTCGTCTCGGTTGTTATCGGTATCATGGAAGTCGTCGCCATCGTGCTTATTCTGGACAGCGCCGTTATTGTTGCAGATGGAGGAGGAGGCGGTGGCCGTGATGACGACAGCATCGTCCCACTCAAAGTGTCGACGCTCTTCCTCTTCCTCTGTTTCCTTCTCCCCGGAGGCAACATACAGTCCATGCCCACTCTCCTTCGCCTCCATTTTTTCCTCGTGTTCGGCTTCCACTTCGTCTTCATCACCCTCCTCGATTTTGAGAAGAGGTTGGATCAGCGAAGAAAGGATACCGCCACCACGGTTTGTCAGTGGTCGGCGAGCCTTGTGTCTGTACTTGCGCATCATGCGCATGTATTTCTGTCTGTGCATATAAACGTCGTGCTGGTCCTGTCTCGCCTGGTGCGAAATCGTATCTCGAGGACGCTTCACGCCGGTGATATTGACAGAGGCCAACGAAATGGCGATCCCTTTCACCAATTTAACTCCTCTCTTTCGATTACCGCTGCTGACGCCAGTGGCGCGGCTGGGGTTGGGCGAAAACATATCAGTCATGTTGACCGGCGAGTGGATCAATGCGATGACGAACTGTGTTGGTGTCGGTCGTGTGTCGAGCCGTGCCGATGTTGGCGTCGTTGTTGTTGTTGTTGTTTGGGCGACGGGCGACAGCTGATGGGGTCTTGAATGGAAAATGGATGAATATGAGAGAGGCAGGCGGTGGATAGTGGGCGATGGTCGCGTGTAGTGTGATTTACGACGATTGGCGATGGTGATGGCGAAGTGAAAGCTGGCGAAAGGTCAAAAATAAAAATAAAAAGATACAGAAAGTAGGTAGTTAGTAGTTATGTGTCTGTGTGGGTTCTGTCATCTGTCAATCTGCACGCGAAAAAAAATATGTTTTTCTCTTGTGCGGTTGAGATTGTGCCGTCTTGATTTTTTTCTCCCGGTTGAATCGCGACTCCATACACGATATTTTTGTTTTGTGCGTACATAAAACAACCCAACTACCGGAAATAAAAGACACGACAGTTTTTTATTTCCGGCGACTTCATTTTATTTCAGCAATATGCACACACACACACACACAAACACAAACACACAAACAAACACACACACACACACGTACACAAACACCTATTCAGTATTATTTGTATTAATCATGTATTTAATTTATACGATAAAAATATATCTACAGACAGTCAATCCCAACAAATATAGCATTCAAAAAAATAACACCTTTTTCTCTAAATTCAAATGAGCGTGTTTCGTGGATTGTTACGACGGGATTTGGAGGTTCATCACATCTACACATATTATTTTGATGTTGAATCGTTTCATTTATTTCACTCTCATTCACATGGGCATTTACCATTTTCCGAAATTGCTGTTTATGAGTGGCATCGCAATATTCGTGGTGTCCACCCATAGTTTTGGATGAACGTGAGCAACATGTCGCAGCGTGATAAAATGTCCCGGTAAGTTCTCGCGGCACGTGAACTCTGTATCGATCTGTATTTTTAGTAAAGTTGGCAAATTCAATTTTTATATCTGATAAATCAATCGATGGTCCATCTGCGATTTTTTGGATAGGTGACGTAGATAGATCACATCTTTTTTGAATGATTGTAGGTAATATTGATCCCGTAAATGCTGCTCGTAATAGTTCGTCAAATTCGCATGTGGTAACTTCATCCTTTTCTCGATTGTAATGAATCACGAATCTTGATCCGTTTGAGTGACCAAAAAGACTGATTGCATAAACTGCAATAACACGAAGACAAAACGCTGTATTTCGATCAAAAAATCTTCTGTTATAAGAAAATATAGATGAGATACCGTCTCTTTTTTCAAGAGTGGGTTTCATTAATTTCAATCTTACATTCCGGGGAGGCGATCCACAGTTGCCCTGTACGTTCCATGGAATTGGACGATAGACTACCCAGGTTGGAAAAGTTTGTTTCGAAGACGAAGAAGATGTAGTGAGAGCTTTATTGTCGTCATAAAGAGTAGCCATTCGAGCCATAAGACCTTCTTCGTAACATTTGGAAGCATTGACGACGTCCCCGTCCAATTCAAGAGCAAATGCTTTTTGATACAAAGATACTGCATTATAAAATTCAGGTTGGCGATACCACAAAACATCTCTTGGTGACTGTGTATCAACGAGTCTTTTGAAAACCAAATCTGCTCTGATAATTTTTTTGGTCCATCCATGAACTGCTTCTCCTTGATGAAGCATATTATGAGTAAAAACAACACATCTACCTGCGACAGGAGTTATTGATGCAATTCTACTTGGGTTCTTTTTCATTTCTTCTTCTGCACTTTGGTTTTGTGCAAAATAATTTCCTTTGTAAAAATGAGTTTGACCACCACATTTCTCGGATTTGTCAAAATCTTCACTGACGCCACAGTCGTTTAGATAAATAAGAATCGTCCAAATAGATCGTTCACACGGGTTTTTTACAAATGCTCCATCACGATGGGACTGAAACCCTTTGCTGTTAGGTTCGTAAGTACTGAAGCGGATACATGGATTAACTTCGGAAGGGATCCATTTTCCAGATGTTCCAAATCCCATTGGACGAATTTCTTTGGATAGGTTATTGATCAAAGGTTGTAGTCTATGCCAAAAAACAGATGCGATATTTGGCGAATCAACAAGTAAACGCGATGCATCTCTTTTGTCTTGTTCATATTCTCTGTCAAGGGAATCTTGTTGCAGAGTATTTTGTATAAGAAGGTTGCATTCGTCCTTGTTCAAAACATCTTCAACGATGTAAATCGTATTTTGAGGATCATTGTCCATATATTGGCAAATGGAAGTTACGGGGAGTCCTTCTTGTAAGTTGATTTTTTCATTATTGACAATCTTGTCAAAACAGAGCATACTCATTGCTTTATTAATGAAAGAGGAAAAAGAGGAATGGTTGCTTTCGTCTGTAAGTGTAATTGTTTGTTGTAAACTTTACAATAGTTGTACAGAGATAGAAGAATGAATAAAACGAGAACCGACAAATGAATTCAAACTATTTTAAATGAAATTTCAAACAATACTGTCTATACTCGAGTCCGAAAATTCAGTTTGACGAATTTCATGAATTTCACGAAGTCGTCACTGGTACACACTTTCTTTTGCCAACACAAAATTATAACAACCAACCCATCAAAAGCTCCATTAACCACCAATCAAATATCGTTAGTTTATCTCTCTCGCAATGTCTTCTTCCTCTCACACTTATTACAAAAATAACGAGACAGTCAAGGTGTCTTATATACGTATTATTGGCAATAACAATATCATTTATGGCCAAGGAAATAATATAATAGGTAACAATAATATAATATCAGGAAGCTACAATATAATTCTCGGAAATTACAATGCTATAGAAGCTGGTAACTGCAATGACATGGATGGTGACGAGAATAAAGTGTATGGTGGTTTTGATAACATAAGGATCAATTCAAATGATTATAGCGACGATTATACAGAGAATAACGCAAACGTAAATTTTACAAAGAGAAATAATAATACAGACCAAAAAAATCAACGTAAGGAGCATACTTCAAATCAATCGAGCATTTCTTCTTCTTCTTCTTCTTCTTCTGATTTGCATTCTTCAAAGCTTCCTTTTTCCGTATGGAAAACATGTACTCGGTGGACTAAGAAAGCTATGCCAATTGTAACTTATACGCTTTTGACAGCCTCAACTCTTTTTTGTGCATATGGAGTCGGAACGATTATTGAATGGTATCATGGTATTCATACAGGTCACAAAATTGGTTTATCCAAGGGACAATCTTCTGGTTACCAAACTGGGTTTGATGCTGGCGTAACAGCACAGTCTTGTATCAATACTTTGTCCTCCCTATCTTACCCCGGCTCAGTTGCTTGATTCGTCATTCTTGTATTATTATCGTCTAGTATAGAATATATGTAATAATGAGATTTCTTTATTTAAATTTAATATAGACGTCTTATAAAAGTATCTATAAAATTGTCTTTATTTCGTTCAGACGTCTCTATCATAAAAGAGACAGAAATTTCAGATGATGTTGCCGAAAATTTCAACACGGATTTTCTTGTCATCACATTTCTTTGAAGCAAACTCGCCTTTTCTTTTCAACTCCGTTCGTCTAAACAAACAACCCTTCCTTCCTCCCTCTCTCCCACGAGCAACCAAAAACAGATCCAGAAAACTTATCAAATATCAATAATGGATTTGTCATACATACAGCAGCAACAACCATCTTCACTTTTCGTGGACGGTTCTTCCCCGACGCCCTCGTCCCCTCCCCCTCCCTCTTCCTCTTCCTCCTCTTCCTCTGGCATCGCCACGCCACCCCTTTCTTCTTCTTATTTCGCGTCAACTACACCACACGATCAAATTCAACAACAATTACAGCTTCAACAGCTCACTTATCAAATCCAGAATCATCTCATTCATCAACAATCTGGCGCAACAACCAAGTGGTATCTTCATGTTGAGAAAGTGATCAGCAATGATCTTTTTGAGGAAAATCAGTATCAATCTGAATATCACAAGGATAAACATGACCGTCTTTTTGTAAACTATTATAATTCCTGGTCTCCACGAAGTAAAAATGAAGATGGCACAGCAATCAATTATGTCGAGGCCACATTTTCTCTGCATACCGTCGAGGATCCCTCGATGTGTTCAGAAAATACTCGTGTTTTGGGATATGTTGTTCCTCTGAACTATACTCTGGTATATGCTTCCAACAACAAAAACAGTTATCGTGTTGAAAACCAAGTTGCTAAAAATGATTGGTTGGATATTCCCGCCGCCGAGAAAAAGTCTAAACATAAATTTAGTCACGCTATCGATCCTATTACTGGTCAAGCGCGTTATCGCTTTCGAATTCTTACCGTGTCTAAAAATGTGGATAACTACAATTTTGCAATTTGGGCGCGACCTTCTGAAAATCAATTTTCAGCAGCAATTCAAGGTGTATATGTTAAGGATACTACGACAATAGGTATTCACGTCCGAAGCAAACCCTGTCCTGCGGTCATGAAGCGTATCAGACAATACAGTAACCGTCAGAGTAATAATAATAATAATAATAATAACATCATTCGGTCTATCGAAGGAGATATTAAACGGCAACAGTCGTCGGATGTACAGTTCAATGTGGGTGCGATTTCTCGAGATGTCAGTCTGTTGATTCAAAACTGTCGATCGACGCTCGAGCTTATCAAGTCCATCAGTGTGTCTATATCTCCGAATCCAAATAACGATAAGGAGCATATTTATTCCTGTGTTGGATGTTCTGCAAACTTTTATGATTCTAAGTGGACAGAAGAAGTGGAGCACGGTCCAAATTGCATTATTTTGCAGCAAGTTTTGCAAACATGTGAGTTGCCTCTGGATGACTTGGATAATTTTTGCCAACAAAATCCTATTCAAAACAATGAGATTGATGATGAAAATCAACAGCAGGGACAGGGACAAGGTCAAATTCTTTTGCCTGTTTCCATGCTTCATAACCACCAAACACCTACACCACACACACAGACTTCTACTCGCAAAAAGCGTCGTGGTGTCGTGAAAGAAGAATCTGATTTCTTTTTTGACGACTGCAGCGAATCAAATTCCATTGGTCACAATACTGCTATTATTGCTGCGGTTTCCAATCAACCTACATCGCCATCAGTTTGCACATCTCCAAACAATGGATTTTATCAGCAGCAGCACCAACAAGTGCAACAACAAGATCCAGATCAAAACAATTGTCCGATCGACATTCCAATTCTTGAGAGTTTCAAATCGCAATCTTCTGTCCAAACCCTCGCTATCCCTTCAACCTCGGATGGTGATATTACACCCACTTCTCCAATTCGCAAAAGAAAAATTTCTGAGACGGGAGGAAATTGTGGCGGCAATGATGTTGATGATGATGGTATCATTGTCAAGCAAGAAATATTCGAGGAAGTAAACACGATTATCCCTTCCATTGTTAATATTCTTGACAAAGATAGCAGCAGCATTAAAAGTTTGTCGGCGAAATCTTTTTTCAAAAAGAAAAATTCCTTTGGGTTTAAAAAGAACTCTCCCATCATTCCATCATCACCTATTTGTTTGTAGTAACTAAAACGTTCAATTTATTTTAATATACAACAATATTAACAATCAATTTTTTTATCAACATTTTTTTATAATATATTATAATATTTGATTTATGACATTGGCATTCAAATGACATAATTAAATGAATTCGTATTCTAAATAACTAGGTTAAACGTGAAAAGATCCCAGTATAAGCAATAACGTTCAAAAAATATATAATAAATATAATAGAAAACACGACAGCGAATTCATACACTTCACGAAAGCTACGATTCATTTGGCCTTTGTTAAGTTCAATAATTTTTCTCTTTTTTGGATAATTTTTGCTAATAATATTTTTTCTTTTCCTTCCAGATCCAATAGAATTATTTATAAAATACTTGTTTTTGTTTGATATCGGTATTGTTGTCATAGCTTGATATTGTAATAATAATAATAATAATAATAATAATAAAACGGGAATTCAAGGGATCAAAAAGCACACGCAATGCAAGATTTGAGAAGAGTGTAAGTGTAACAAGGCAACAAGTATAATTTTTCTTGTTAATAAACACAGAAATTTCCAATATTTCGCAACATCACATCATCACTATTGATCTTGTTAATACTTGCCATTTTCATATTTACTTATCCCAGATTCGAGATAAAAAATTTTACAAAGTAAAGCAACAGTATGCAGAAAGAACAACTTGCTATTTTAGGACAAACGTTTCATCCGGCAAGTCCGGCTGTCATATCAGCATTACTCAAAATCGAGCAGCCTATTGTGTGTGCCATTCTCAAAGATTTTAAAGCACAAAATATTGTAAAATCCATTGATAAAGATCGTTTTCAAATTACTACGGATGCAAAGAAAAGATATTTTTCTCATGTCATTGATAAAGATCGTAATCATAATGTCGATAAATCATTCAAGGAATTGTTTAAGCAAACAACTTTTGAAATCGAACAAGATCGTTGGAATCAATATTCAATTTTGGAGTATTTAGCAGATAAAAATGTTTCTGTTCACATTAGCACTATCTCTGCAGACCTCAACATAGAACGCAAAGTAATCAAAAGCATTCTTTATAAATTGAAAAGTGGTTATATGGTTACAAATCCAATTTTTTCGAATAAAGTAAAAGATGCAGAATTGTTTTGGCGTCTTACTACAACAACAGAAAAATGTCAAGTGTCAGCAAACAATGAAGATAATAATAATAATAATAACAAGGACATTATTCTTTTGTACCAAGAAATCAAAATTCGCGAATCCATTATGGAATTGTTATCTGAACGCAAAAGTTTTTCTTTTACTACATTAGATATTGCAGACAGTCTTAAAATTCTACCGTATAAAATACTGCCCCTTTTGTATAAAATGGAAAAAGACTTTCTGATAGATTCCAAAAAGTTTTCTGATGGTCGCATTTCAATTGAATATTGGAATTCTTTAAGCGAAGCACAAACTTTAAAAAGAAAACATCAACAAGAAAATAAAGTAGAAAACCGTGTAATAATTTTGTCATATTTGAAAGAAAGGGTCGGATTTTTCGAAAGTATCGAAACTATTTCAAAAGATACAGGATTGAATGAAAAATTGGTACTTGATATTCTTGATAAACTCAAAAACGAAGATAAATTGATAAAAAGTATATTAGGATATGGACATTATTCTACCCCATGTATTTATTGGGTTATGCCTGAAATAGTAGATGATGAAAATTTTGAAAAAGAAAATCTTGTAGTTTTGGATTTTATGAAAAAAAATGCTGGACATTTTATTCGTGCTGATTTTATTTCAGAACATTTAAACATTAAAAGTTTCATTGTCGAGACCATCCTTCACAAACTGAAGAGTGACTCTGTTTTGACATCAATTATTTTTGATGATTCAATTTATTGGTCTTTTCCAACAGAATGTACCAAGGAATAGGAGTAAGAGTATTTAGATAAATTATTATTATTATTTATTAAACATTACAACACATTTTTTTCCAATAAATGTACCTTGCTGTTTGTTGTGTTGTTATTAAAATAAAATATAAACGTAAACGATTCCATATTTTTTTTTTAAACTCAAAATTTAATTTTTGTTTGTTTGCTTTGCCTGCTTCCATTTTCTTTTAATTCTTTTATATCTCCATGTCTACCTCTCGTCCTCCACGTCACCCACGCGCAAATTTAGGGTTAAAAATTGATATTGCAAAAAATTATATATCGCCACCTGTGAATGTAAATACTTTTGCTTTTTCGCCGTCAGATAATGTTGCTCAAGTAGGAGAAGAAATAGTTGATTCTAAAACTGGGATAACATATGTATTAAAAAAAAGGCTTGATGAATTACCAGAAGGAGATTATGATACAAAAAATGGAAGATCTGTTTACATAGCAACTGCAAAAAATAATAACCATTCGTCAGATGAAGTGGTTATTAAAATACATCGTGTATTTAGTCGTCCAAGTTTGTATGATATTGAAATTGTCAAATACTTACGCCATCCATTTCTTAATGCTGCCAAATCTGTTTTTATTCACAATCATCCAAAACGACTTGCAGAAGTCGTAACTGTTTTTGAAAAAGCACAAGATGATTGGTTTAATATTTTTCTGCGTAATGGTGGGGGTGGTAAAGATCAAAGTGGAGATCCATTCAATAAATGGATTCCCCTTTTATCTATTCGTGATATGTTTGGTCAATTATTGGAAGCTGTAGAATATATGCACAACCTAGGATTTATACATTTAGATATAAAAATAGAAAATGTACTTGTTTACCCAACAGTTGTGAATGGTAATATCAATAGAAATAATAGTACTAATCAATATTCTTCCAAAATTAAAACTCCTGTATCTTTATCTTTATCTTCATTATCCGCAGAAGAAGAAGCATCTTTGTTTGGATATAGCCCTACAGATACAAATACAGCTACTCCATATCCTTCATCATCTCCCAATTCATATTCCTTGTCTGCTGGAAGTCGAGAAGAAGAAGAAGAAGAAGGCGAAGGTTCGAAAACACCTTCGTCCAAACGATATAGAAGTGTAAGTTACAATGAAGTATACCGTAATAATAGTAACAATACAGGGACAGAGACAGAGACTCGCAAAAAATCAAAAGATATGCAACATATATCATCATTTAAAAATGATAAAAATGGTTCCAATGAAAAAAATGTCGACATAGATTTTTATTCATATCCTCCTCCTTTTATTGTGAAATTGAGTGATTTCGATAGCGCTCGTTATGTCGGAGATGAAGATCTTTTCAGCGATCAAGAACAAGCTAGATCATATGGAAGCTTTTTACCACCTGAGTATGCTAGATCATCCAGAATTAGGCGCAAATCTGTATTAAGTGAAAATGAAGTTTTGGCAACTAAAGGGGATGATTCTTTTGGTATGGGAGTATTACTTGCTAGAATGATATGTCTTCAAAATCCAATTGGATATGATATCAACAATAATCCAATTTCTATGCACAAGAACACGCGCGAACTTGCCGATAGAATTGATACTTTTGCAAATTTACGTGTTGATAAAATTCAAAATTCAAATGAAAAAGCAAGAGCTCTTATGGATATAACAAAAAGTTCTTTCATGTATACAATAATAAGAGATACTATTTTAAAGTTATGTGATGTAAATCCTTTACAACGATTGACAATCACTGACGCGCTTCAAATATGGATAAAAAATGCTGGTTATAAATTATCTTCACTTGATGATGATTATTCGAAATATACCGAATTTCAAAAATTAGATGTGCCAAAAAGTATAACTATAAAAGGTGGATTAGTCGCGAGGACATATTCTTTGATCAAAATGAAATCTGATATGATAGTTCGCCGTGACTCGGAAACAAACAAGTCTATTGTTATGGGTCAAGAGTCAAATAGCAGTTTACCTGCTAAACTTGTACTGATACCAGAGGGAGGATTTGATTCTATTGATACAAAACGAGATATTAAATATATATCAAATATTGCTCAAGAAACTATTGTGGGAGATCCAAAAGAAGTTACTCAAAAACAAAAGGAAAGAATTAATAAACTACGCAAAGAAACACTTAAAAGTTTTATAAATATGATGATCAATTATGATTTTATGGCAGTTACATATTTTACAGCTGTTCATTTATTTGATTCAGTTGCATATGCAATTCTCTCTAAAAGAGATATTTTATCAAACTCAGATATGGTTGTAGATAGAATGACTCAAAAAATGTGGGTTGCGTGTTTTTCTATGTGCGCAAGTTTATTTGATATGCAATCGACCAAATCAGAAATGCATTGGAAATCAAATTTGAAATCAACGTCAAAAATATTTGGAGACTTGATAACCCCAGAGTTATCATTAGACGATTATGTTGATATTGAAAGTATTAAAAAAACAATTGTTGTCGTCATGGATACTCCTCTCATGTTGCCTACATTTTTAGAAAGTTGCTCCAAAGTAAAAGATGCAAGGGTAGCACTTTTAATGACATTAGATTATCGGTATTCAATGAGGATGTCAAATGTTTCAAATGGTCAAATTAAGTGTAATTTTAGTGGCGATTTTATTAGTGAAATGAATTTCGAAGACAAGTGGATAAAAACGCATAAAAATGACAAGGAAATTCCAAACACCCGTATGCTTTTATCCGTTTTGATAAGCAAAAATGATTTGTAATAATTAATTAATTCTGTTTCTTCTTTTTTAACGTCTTTTCATGAAGAAGAAAGCCGCATATCATTGAGACCAGTAAAATTTTCAACAACAAATCCCAATTTTTCATATATGGTTACAAAATGATCTTCACATGTCAAACAAATATCCTTGTTTAATTCTACAAGTTTATTTATCATTGTACGACAAACCCCTTGTCTTCTAAACATTTTATGGACAATAATGAAAGTTACATATAATTCAAGTTTTTCATATCCATTATTGATCCACGCAACACCTATCAATTTACCAGATTTGTTTCGAACTGATATTAAAAAATCGTCTCGGCTTTCTTTACAGGGCCAAAAAAATCTACTTATATAATTATTATTATTGCCTTGTCCATCTTCTTCTTCTTCTTCACCTATTGATTCTTTTTCGAATTCAACAACATCTTTTTTGAGGTGGTCTGAAAATGGATTTTTAGTTATTTCAATTTTAACACTCATTTTGTTTTGTTTTGATTTTCAATTTTGAAAGCCTTGTTGATACATGTGATTATTATTATTAGTGTTTTGATATATAAAATAAACTGTTTGTTACTTTTGTTACTTACTGTTGAATTGTCAAAGAGATTTTTGTATATGCTGTTTATCGTTTACTGTTTAAATGTACACGCTTTAAACACATCGAGTACAGCAGTGGGGTTTTGAGAACTGTGTACATAATCTTTATCAATTACATTGTTGCCATCACTATTATCTTGGTCATGAGTACTTGCATCCTTGATGAGATTTTTATGTTTCTCAGCAATAATAATCAGTTGTTGCTCTGATTCTGTCAAATTGTCGGTGGCTAATTTGATAACATCTTCACAAGTTTGAAGAACATTTTCTGAATATTGCAATAGGCGTTCAGAATCAATCAATTTGTTTTTTTGATTTTTTTTTATAGCACAATTGACCCGAGGCTCAACATTTGTCAGCATTTCATTTGTAATAAATTCGATAGTTTTTTGAATACTTATTTTAACAATTGCTGTTGCATTCTCAGAATTTAATTCTTGCTTTGTAAAGTTAAAAATTTGTTCTTTTGTGTAATAATTCATTTCCGATGAAATTTTATGTTGTATGTCACTAATAATTTGATTAATGCAATCATGCGAAAGGTATCCAGACTCTGAATTGTTTTGATCTTGATGATTTTTTTCATTCTCGAAAGATTGTCTAAGCTTTTGATAGGACTCAAACTCACAATCTCTACTTCTTTTAACAATTTTTACAGTTCGTTGGTTTAAATTCACTTGTTGTTGCGCATTGTCAAGTTCTTCCATGGATTTGGTTATAATCGAGAGACGTTTTTCTTGTTCGTGCATTTTGTCAAACAATCTGTCCTTTTCTTCTTCGATATCAATTGCCGTTTGAAGAGATTTTTGATAATTCTTTATGCAATTGCAAACTTCTTCATTTTGTTCACCGCCTAATTCGTCGGGTCGAATGCAGTCATACCCACCAAACCATAAACGATGAAATCGTGGATTTTCAGAATAATCTACAATACAGGTTTGTAACCATTTTTTCAATTGTTTATCATTTTGGATTTGATTTGATACAAGTGATTCGACAAGGTTTTTGAATGAAGATGTTCTTGCAGGATAAGCGAGACAGTGCATATAAAATTTATCCACAAATTCATAGACTGCAGCACGAACACTCATGGTAGTCAGTAATAGTCTTAGCGAGTGATTGATTGATTGCTTGAATAAAAATGAATACTGTTATGGAGTTATGAATGGGACACAAACAAAGCGTTTCAGTTAAAATGGTCTTTAAGTCTATAATAATAATAATATTTGAATTTTTCTAATCAATCTTTTATTTCATTTTTTATTTGTTCTCTGTCATTTACAGTTTCACACAATTCTACGCTGGCAAATAGATAGATAGATACATAGACACATCAACATCAACATCATGGATTACAAAGAAAGAAAGAAATGCATGCCTCTTTTTGACCATGTCACACCAAGTCCATTCATCACCGATCCCGAGTTTGGTAAAACTGTATTCAACGAGATATCGCCTTTTTCAAAAATATCTATGACAAAAGAAATTCAAAGCAATCTACAAAATCAAGTTGTTTTTGCTATTGATGATGCCCTCACAGACAAAGAATGCGATTTTTTGGTTCATCACAGCAATAAAAATTATGAATCGCTTGAAAAAGAATATCTAAAAGAAGATAGAGATTCAACGCGGGCTTTGATTGAGTGTAAACAGACGGCTGATATTTTGTATAGCAGACTTGGCTCCGTCATCTCTCAACTTCCTAAAAATTTGATTCCAATGGGATTCAACAATCATGGCACTTGGTCTCCCAGTTCCATCAATTCATGTTTTCGTTTCAGTAAATATAAACAATCGAGCACGGGATTTCAAACTCATCGAGATGGCTCTTTTGTTAAAACACCCTCTGAAAGATCCATTATGACTGTGCTCATATACTTATCGTCGTCATCTACATCATCTACATCTTCATCTTCACCCTCTGTAGAAAATGGTAATAAATCAGATACCGACCAAGAAAAAGAAGAGAAAGAGGAAGGAGGAGGAGAAACTATTTTTTATTCTTCTTCAAATTTTGACAAGGATCGTCGCATCAAAGATGAAAATAAAATTGCAATTGTGAAAATAATTCCCAAAAAAGGTCGAGTTGTGTTATTTAATCATGAAATTTTGCACAAGGGTGCTCCTACTACAAGTAATGAAAAATATATTATCAGAACAGATTTGATTTTCAAGAGAAATTATTCCTCTTCTCCACCTCCGCTTATTTCTTGGCGTGATGACTCAATGTTTCTCGAAGCCATCTCATACTATCAAAAGGCATTTTTTTATGAACTCCGAGGAAAAGTGAAACAATCTTCCGAATGTTATGAAAAAGGGTTGGCACTTCGTATTTCTACATTGCAAAACAAACCTAAAGAGCCTTCATCTTCAAATTATTTGGATAAATGTGACGTCATAGTTCATAAATGGCAAACTATCAAGATCCAGCGACCTCCATTCACAGAATTTCCATTTCACAGTTTAAATTATTTTTTGCCTAGTTTTATAAGTCATTCAGGTATTGTAAACAAGTTTATATGCCCCGGTGATTACTTTTCCGATTGGATTTATGCATATCTAAGAGTTATTGCGATCAAAACAATTTTTCTTTTTGGTCATTCAGAAAACAACAAGTTTGTATTGTCTTACAATCGTGACAATGGATATTTAACTTATTGCAATATGGATGATTTGATTATGGCATTTTTGGACCCTGAAAATAAAAAAATTAAAATTACTCATCATCAACAAGGCCAAAATCAAACAGAAGATTATGAGGAAATATTGACGATTAGAACAGACATGTTTAAAATCGAAAGAGATATTGCATTCTGGGACAAAGACACTCAATTATATAGAGTGACTATTCCTCCTCGTTTCGTGGCTTCATTTTATCACGCGGCTCATTGTTGTGGACCAAATTTAAAACATGGATACGACAAATACAGTGATATTCATAGCGCAGACTGTCCAGTCGGACGTGAAGAAGAAAGAATGAAAAGAGAACGTATTAAACTAAACGAAATGAGACATGCTTATGACATGCAACAATATGACGACAAATCGACTTGTTGTGCGTGCATGTTACAAAATGAAGAGAGTCAAGAAAGTAATCAAATTAATAATCAGGTAACAACAGTACTCATTCATGTCACAGACTGTAGAAAAAAATTGGGGACAAAACGCATAACGTCCACCTATATTGGAATTGGATGTCTGTGAATAAAATAAAAATAAGTAAAATATATAATCTTGTCTTTTGTACATATATATATAAAAAAATAATAATATTATCATTCATTACATTTTATTTATTTAAAACTTGTTGTTGTTATTGTTTTGCATTGATCTTGAATCTATCTATCTTGAACAGTATACAATGTCTATAACATACCAACTTCCGCATTTACATTATCAATCTTACGGAAAAGAAAAAGAAAATGTCAATAACAATGACAATGACATGGCCAAGATAAATGATGAAAATTGTGAGTCATGTTTGGTATCTTCCACTTCCTCTTCCTCCACAACAAAAGATAAAAATGATAAAAATATTTCAATCGAATTGCGAAATAATTTAGCACCCGCAGCATGGAATCGTATGGATGACACTATTAAAGGCAATACGCCTGAAGAAAAAATTGTTACCGTTTTGAAAACAATTGATGATTATGGATCTAAAAATCAAGATGCAAAAGAAACCATGTCTGAATTAAAAAAAGAGATTATTCATCTTGTTTCTAAAAGTGGTGACCCAATACTTGAACCCGGATTTGAATTTACAAATGGACAAGATTTATCTAGATGTATATATTGCACAATAGACGAAAAAGATTTGTCTACTACAGATCCGGCTCGTATAGTTTCTTTGCCAATGAAACGAAACATGCACCAAGATATGTGTTATGATGTTGTATCTTTATATAAACATATTGAGGCATCAATGGTCACAGAAGGGCTTTACAAAATAAAAAACCCTCTTTGGCAAGCAATTAAAGATAATAAAGTTGTTGTAGGAAATGAGATTTCATCTTCATCGACATCTTCGTCATCATCGTCGACATCTTTATTTTCATCTCCTTCTTCAAATTGGCAAGTAGACGAATATTTACGTCTTGTAGAAATAAGATATGTTGTTGAATGGTACAAATACTATCTGGTATATAAAGCAACACAAGATCGTGTAAAAATACCTATTCCTATATTAAAACAAATTCAAAATACTATAGTTGAAGCCCTACTTAATGAAGATGTTAAATTTGCATATGTCGTAGACAAATTAAATCCTGCTGCATATTCACTGTTTTTCAAAAACACTTGGAAAAAAGGTTCTTCGTCGATGTCTTCATCTTCAGCTTTGCCGCCATTTTCATTCGAAGAGGCGCCTATGTCTACAACTGATAAAAATAATTACGAATCTTATATATGGACTATGATTTCATCCCCCATAAAAAGTACTGTGAGAGCAGTTAAATATATGTTTAATCACCCATCATTTATGGTTGCAATATTACATACACTCTCGCTTATAAAGACATATATGTGTTTGTCTGCATTTTCAGCAATGCACGGATTTTCTTCAAATGATGATGATCATAATGACCTAATGAAAAATCAAAATCCAGAAGCGAAAATAATATATGACAAATTTAAAGAATATACAAATAAACAAATGTTAAAAAGTTGGTGGACATCTATTTATAATCTTTTATTATCTTCAGCTTTTATCAAAGGTGCATCTACTGTTTTATCAAATTCATTTGGATTGATAGAAAAATTATATCGAACGGGAAATCCTGTATTAGTTTTTATAGCCGACCTTTGCCGATGTGCCGCAGAATTTATCCATGTATTGGCTGATGTTTTTGATAATAATGTTGAAACAGGAACAAGAGCAGCATCAATGATTACCGCATATTTAATTTCGGTTATGTCGGATGGATGGACTGCGGCAACTGAGAGAATTATTATGCACGAGTTATTACATAGTCTATATGAATATATGGGAATTGATATATCATCATCCCTAGGAGCAAAAATATCACTTTTTCTATCGTCAAGTAGTATAGTTATGAGAAATTTAGCTTTATCTGGAGCTAATGTATTGTTTTCGACGGGATGGATGTCTGCTCGACTCGTACCTAAAACAGGGATTTTTCCTTTAGATGTTGTAATTTTTCTTATACCTTTTGGTGGATTTTTAACTATTGATGGAATAGCAAGATTAGGAATAGATGTAATATGCCATAAAAATAATGGTGTTATAATGGGACGTTTGTGCAGTTGGATGGATAAATTATTCGGTTACATGTCCAAATTTGCTTTTGGAGCAGCTTTCCTATCTGAAATGGCTGAAATTATAATTTTATACTTGGAAGGTGATTATACTAAATTTTCATTCAAATTATTAGGAATTGGTTGCTTGAAAAATTTAGTTGATCAAACAGATTTGTTTTCTAAAGGAGCTAATGCAAATATTATGGGACAAACTGTTTACAAAGCAGAAACTAATGATACTATTTTGAAATCAAGGGATGTCAAAAGATTTTTAGATGATCAAGAAATGTCTTCAGATCAAACAACTGTTGATGAGGTTGAAGCCTTATTAAGACAAAACATTCCAAATAAACTATTACCATTGGAAAAAACATCTGATGCAATGCAAAGTATTAATGTAAAATTTCATCCAGATAAAAATCCTGGTATGACTAAAGAGGATAAAGATGCATATTCTAGTTCATCAGTAGAAAGACAAGCCCTCAAAACAATTTATAAACATCAGCCACATCGTAATAGTTATCATAAAAGTATGAGTTTTTACGATCCACCTGTCATTTAATTATTTCTTTATTATTATATATAACTATACAAACATACAAACAAATATAAAAAATAATATTTGATCATCAAATTACTTCATTTGGATCCCCAGCTTTGACCTTTTGTGCCCAAAGTTTCAAATTGTACGGTTTTGCTCTTGTACATATACTTTCATCAGTTTCTGTATTATCATATATACATCCCAGTCTGTCACAGTGTCTCCTAATTCTTGATCTAACAAATCCTTCATATTTCTTATTTGCTTCGACAGTAAAATCTAAAGAGGAAGCATCTTCTCCTGTTCTGTCCTTTTGATTGTCTGTTCCGTCATTTTTATTTGGAGGAACATAAGGACCATATGTAGGTGGTGTCGCAGTCTCATTAAATTTCCAATAATCTCCCTGAGCTGGGTCATATCTTTTACTTAATACAATTGCATCTACTGCCGCAATTGCTTCATCACACCAAGTATCAATTGTTACATTTGTATCTTTCAAATTTTGTACAGATATTTCATCAGCTCGTTTTTGAGAGTCCTCTTGTTGCATCATATACGCTCCGATCAATAACACAGTAAGTACAGAAAAAATTAAAATGGAAGGCCAATCTAATAATTTCTCAACTGCTTTACCTCCAGTCATTGTAGTAAGAAGAGCTACTCCTCCAACGGCAACTACTGCTAAAATGATAAGCATAGTTAAAACACCTGTTAAAGTTTCTTGTGAATTATCTGCACTTTGTTTGACGGCGACATCCAAAAGTTGCTGCACATCTGCTACCGTGCTTGCCGTAATTGTACAATCAACCGTATTTTCCGCTATCTGTGACCAATTGTTTACATTAATTGTACTGTTTGTAGCATCAGTAACTAAGGTAGCTTGCATTTGTTCAATGGTAGGTTGACATACTTGAGATGACGACGTAACAACAGCTCCATACATCATCATTGCTATTTTTGTAGAGTTCTCGGCCGACTGACTTGTTGCAGATGGAACCATCGATGATGCATTTTTAGCCATTTGCTCTGTAGCTGCTTTCATATCTTGACCTAACTTTGATGAATTTTTATAATCAGCTGCACATTTAGTCATACTTTTAGCCATTTGTTTCCAATCATCTGCATTTACAGTGACACCAGTAGATCCTTTTATAACTACAAGTTGTTCTTGAACGGTTTTTCCTCCACAAAATTGACTATTGGTTGTAGTGACCTCTGCCATTTGAGTAAGTCCAAACTCAATAGAATTCTTGGAACTTTGAAGTCCCATGATGTCTTCTTTTTATAATTTTTTTTTTCGCAAGAAATCTGTGTGTCTTTGTGTCTTTTTTTTTAAATAAACAACCATTCACGGAAAAACAAAACGATACAAAAGATGCAAATATTTTTATAAATAATATAATTATAATTATTCTCATGCATGATAATATGATAACATTTATTCATTATCACCACAATCTAACAATTCGCCAAAAGGATTGCTACTTTTGCATATATTTAAACGTTTATGGACACTTGTTCTTCGTTTAATTTTAATCTTTCCCTTTACAGATATTTTTTGTGCGCTGTCTGGCCACGGACTTGACCCTTTCAAATCATGCAATTCAGAAATAAAAGCAACGTATATAAACATTTTGGTCTTTTTGCCAACAATGCCTAAAAGTCTAATATTTGGAATCATTTCTGGTGGAAATTCGATATCGGTTTCTTCCTGCCATTCTCGAATAGCTGCTTTTTGAGGACTTTCTTGAAGTTTTCTATTCGGTGTATTCCAATTATCTACAAGACTACACTGAGAAAATGGCAAAGTGTCTAGGGAAGACTCTAATCGAATAGGCAGTTTTGGCAATTTTGATTTTCGTGGCGTCACCATCAAACAATGGTTTACATCTTTTATATTATTATTATTATTATCTATTAATTCTTGTGACGATGATGATGAACGTCGATTCAAAGACCCTTGCGGAAAAACTATATCCGCCCTTTTGTATCCACAATGATCGTTTGGTAATTCCAAACCAACGATTGAATGCAAATCATAGTTTTTAACAGAATTTTTATATTGATGAAGAACCAACATTCTAACTTTCTCGCCAAAATTACCCACGTGAACTTTATCTTGCACAGCTCTTTTTTCATTCAATTTTTTACAAGCATGTGATATTTTGCGAGAAAGTGGAATAACAAATAACTCTGGCATTTTATCATGTATAACATTTTCTGAATCTTTATAAAATCCTCTTTTTGACGTGAGTATCGTCAAATCTTGCTTAGTGCCACATATAACTAGACATGCTCTGTTTCTTTTGAAAGGTTCCGGAACACTCATTATTTATCTTGTCTTCCTTACTTTTAATTGCTTTTCTATGCAATATACAATATACAATCGAGTTCGAGTTGACACAAAAACAAATGCACAAAAATAGCAGATTAAATTTCTCAATTAATACATGAAAGGTGCTGTAATTGTTTTTTTTTCTATGCACCACAACACTATTTTCATTTTTTTTTCTCATTTTTTTCCACTACAGTTTATTTTATCGTTAATACAATCAATTAATCAATCAATTAATTATATTGAATATACAGAAAAAAAAATTTGTTGATGTAGACAAAAGAAACAAACAACAACATAAACAAATGTTTCAAACTCCTGTCAAGAAAAGACGTGCTTGTGAAAATAAAAGTGATGATAAAATTTTATCTTTTTCCAAGAAACAAAAACAAAATGTGATGACACAATCACCATTTTGTAATGTCAAGAAGAGATTATCGGCTTCAGCCATGTTGGAGATATACAATACCAAGCCTAAATGTTCTGTTATACAAGATAAAGAGAATTTATTGTCATCTTCATCATCATTACTAAAAACAACATATATTTCTTTTTCTGCCAAAAAACAGAAATCTTTTAGTTTACAACAAATAAACCCTGATGAAACACTGAGCGACTTTTGTGAATTGTTAAACAAGTATAGATATAACGGTAACGGTAATAATAGTAATAGTAATTCATCATCGTCATCATCCCCATTCAAAAAGTCAATTGAGCAAAAAAAGTTGGTATGCTATCAAACACTGGCGTCATCACCTGCAAAAAATCAAAGCGACAATAATAATAATAATAATACAATTAAAACAAATACACTCACACAAGATCAACAAGATGCCGTAGATTATATATGTAATATGAAGCGAGGACAAATTGCTGGAATCATGGCATTTGCCGGATGTGGTAAAACTGCAACAACCGCACATACTCTCAACATATTAAAAGATAAACCCATTTTAGCAACTTTATTTCAAAAGCAATTGGCACAAATATTAGAAGAGAGGTTTCGCGAATATAAAAACTTGCATGTAGGTACCATGCATAAAATTGTCAGAGCTGTATGTGTTAAATGGGGATTTGAATTTGTAGCAGACGAAGAAACAGTTAAAACAAGAATTCATCAAATGGCAGGATCGCAAGGATATGTTATTTCAACTGACATAGTCGATCATGCTTTGATTGGATTACATAGATTTTTTATGTCTGCAGATAAAATTCTTTCTATAAATCATTTTATTCATATAACAGCAGCATCTTCATACGCAATACAAAATAGTTTACCATCAGCGGAGTCGTGTTTTAAAGCTGCAACCAAGATATGGACATGGATGCAGTCAAAAAAAGTTCCATTAACATTTGGACCTAGTCTGAAGTTATTTCATTTGCGAATGCATACAATGGGAGAAAGATTTGTATTATGCCTTGTAGACGAGGCTAATGATGTATTTCCTGTCATGCTTCATATTATTTTGAATCAAAAATGGGCAGTTGTTTTTATTGGTGATCAAAAACAAGAAATCAATCATTGGAATGGAATTTGTTCTGTATTTAACCTAGTTGAATTTGATCGTATATTTATTTTAAGAGAAAGTTTTCGAGTAGATAAAACAATTGCTACTACAGTTAATAATTTTTATGAACTATTTTCTCCAATGCCTCGCCCAATGATTGGTCTAAATCCTCAAATGAACGTTTTACCACATGAAACAGATACCGAAGATTGTTTGGAAAGATTGTGTTCAATGAATTATAAAAATGTAAGTATATTAGATACTACTAACAAAGGTCTGGCTTATATAGTAAAAGATGCTCTCAACAAAACGTATCCAAAAAACATTAAGCTTGTACTTACAAGTACATTGATTCAATTTATTCAAAATGTTTTATTATTTTGGAAAATGAATGAAACAATATTTGATCAAACATATAAAACAGCTAGAGAAAATAAAGATTTTGAAGTTGTAGGAAAAATGGACTTGGCTAGAGAATGTAAATGTAGCCAAGATAGATTTTTATATATGAAATTTGAAAAGTTATTGGAAGAACAAGAACAATTACAATGTTGTCACAATGATACTGATGACGTTGATGAAAATGGAAATGAAAAGAAAGACAAAATTGCAGCGCTACATCAAAAAAAACAAGATGGCGAAGAAGAAGAAAAAAAAGATAACACATTAACAGTTGAACTTTGGACTGTACATACTTCTAAAGGTCATGAGCGTGAATGTATATATGGCACAAAATCAATTGATAGCTTATTTTGTCAAGCCTTGGGTGTTAAAACATCTGATATGAAAAATCATGTATCTAAAAACACCATGCGTAAATGGAGAGATGATTACAATCAAAATAGTTACCAATATGTTACTGATGAATCAAAAGGAAATATTTGGTATGTCTTTGCGACACGTTCAAATAAAACTATAATCATGCCTCCCATTAGCCATGCATTTCATGTATTGAGCAACGAAATCATTTAAACTACTTGCACTTTAATATTTTATTATATTATACTCTATTTTTTTTTTTTTGTTATTTT